CCCGTTGACCCGATCGACCCCGTTGACCCGATCGACCCCGTTGACCCGATCGACCCCGTCGACCCGATCGACCCCGTCGACCCGATCGACCCCGTCGACCCGATCGACCCCGTTGACCCCGTTGACACTGAAGACGAGGATCACGACGACGACGACCAGGGCTGACCTGGGACGAATAAAAAACGGGCCGCGCCTCGTAGGCGCGGCCTTAACCCCGAACACGCTCTGAAGGAGACCCCATGAAAATCGTGATCAACGGCGTCGAACTGGATGTTCCGCCCGACGCTGCATTGGAAATCGGTCGTGACGACGAAGGCCAACTGATGGTCTATGTTGACGAGGCCGGAAACCCGCTCGGCTTTGGCACCATGCCCGAGCCTGCGCTGGCCCAGTTCCTCTCTAACTCCGCCGCGTGCGATTGCCCGACGTGCCGCCAGGACCGCGCCCGTGCCCGTGGCGACAGCGTGGCCGAGCGTCCCGCCGCTGATACCGATGGCGAGCTGGTCGCGGCGCCGTGGCATATGACCTTCCGTACGAACCTGATCGACGTTGTGGTTCGCTACATGGAGCGCTATATCGGCGAAGAGCAGGCGATCGTTTTGCGCGACCTGCTGGCTGAAGGCGGGGGCGTAAAGGTCGCGGTTGTTGTAACACCTGCTGACCTGGGTATGGGCGAGACGAGGGAGGTGCGCTGATGTCGAAGGTCCAGTTCAAGCTCAATGTCGACCCGCGCATCCGCGACATCACCGCGATGCACGCCTTGCAGACGGGCACCGACATGTCCATCACGATCGCCAAGGTCGTCGAGGAGGTGCTTCTGCCCGAGCTGACGCCGGCGAGCCTCGCCGAGGTGAAGGCCAAGGAGAAGATGCGGGCCGATGAGGCGCGCGAGGCATCGGCCAACCGTTGATGCCGCTCTACTCCCTTCCGCCTGCCAAGCAGGCCCTGGCGGTCAGCGAGATCACTGCGCTGATCGTCTCCCAGCGTGAAGGCCGCGACGCGTTTCCGCCGGAGACCGTCGCGGCCGACATCATTGATCGCGTTCTGCGCAGGCAGATCGCGGAACCCCCGGGCTTCATCGAAGGGACCCCGACATGACAACGATCATCTATCAAGCGGGGGTCGGGATTGCGGCCGACCGCATGGTCACCGCGGGCGACGACATCATGCCCCCGCGAAGCAAGCTGCACGCCTTCGGCCCCTACGTCTCCGCTGTCTGCGGGACGATAGCCCCGGCCATCGACGTCGTCCTGATGCTTGAGGACTACCTGGTCGGAGAAGACGTCGCGCTCGACACCTACGCAGGAGACTTCGCGATCCGCCGCGCGTTGCAGCCACTCCTCGGCGATCTCGCCGCGCTGAACAAGGAACTGCGTGAGGCGGGCGACCGGTACGACGGTTACGACACCGTCCTGATCGACAGGCGTCGACCCTACGCGGTTCTGACATTCTCGTCGGGGCCACACTTGTTCTCGGTTACCGACCTTCGCACGGTGACGCACTTCCCGTTACCGTTCGAAAGCTGGGGTTCTGGGGCGGATGTCGCCAAGGGGGCGGTCGCGGCAGGCGCCCCGCTCGCCGAAGCGATCGACATCGCTTCCCGCTTGACTATCGGCACCAGTGCCGCGTATGATTTCATCCCGATCCCGCTACCAGGAGACCCCGCATGAACGACGTCACCCAGGCCATGAGCCACAGCACGCTGCTTGGTGGCTCGATCGCAGATCGACGCATTCACTGCCCCCGCAGTTACACCCTCGAGCAGATGGTTCCCAAAGACAAGGGGTCGGTGTACGCCCGCCAGGGCACCGCGCTGCACGAGATGATGGCCCGCATCCTGGGTCAGGGCCAGGAACCCGAAGACCTGCTGCCGTTCGAGTATACGCAGGAGGAGGACGACGGCTCGACCTGGTCCTACACCGTAACGCACGACGACTGGGAGGAGCTCGGCGCCGTGGCGCTGGCCGCGCTTGACGAGTTCATCGACCAGATGGAAGACCTGACCGGCGAGCCGTTCCAGATGTACATCGAGCAGTCGTGCGACTACCCGGGCGTCGAGGGCGCCAGCGGGACGTCGGACCTGATCTGGCGTTGCGGTCTGTGGGGCGGCATCTGGGACTGGAAGTTCGGCCGCAAGCACGTCTCGGCGGCCGAGAACAGCCAGCTGATGTTCTACCTCTATGCGGCGATCGGGAAGTTCCCCGAGTTCTTCAAGGGCGTGCAGTCGTGGATGGTCGCCATCTGTCAACCGCAGACCGCGCCGAAGCCTTCGACATGGGAGCTGACCGAGGCCGACCTCGGCGAGTTCAACCGCCGGGTCCATGCCGCGCTGGGTGAAATCAAGCTAGGTGTCAAGGCGCGGATCAATGCGGGGCCCTGGTGCACCTTCGCACGCTGCAAGGCGGTCTGCCCGCTGCATGGCGGCGCGGCCGCCGAGCTGGGGGCGATGATGGCGGCGATGCCGAAGCCCGGCCAGCCGACGGCCCCGGACTTCGACCTGGCCGGCTACCTCGCCCAGGCGATGGAGCTGGCGGAGATGGCCGAGGACTGGGCGAAAGTCATCGCCGGCACTCTGCAGTCGACCCTCGAGAACGGGGTCAAGGTCCCCGGCTGGAAGCTGGTCGCCAAGAAGTCCAGCGGCAAACAGTGGGTCGAGGACGAGGAGATCGTCGAGGCCCGGCTGATGGAGAAAGGTCTGCCCGAGGAGGAGGTGGTCACGCGCAAGCTGGTTACCCCGACGCAGGCACTGGCCGCCGCAAAGAAGCGCAAGGTCGAGATCGACCCCGCGCTCTACGAGCAGAAGCCCAGTTCGGGCACCACGCTCACCCGAGAAGACGACCCGCGCCCGGCCGCGCGTCGTACGAGCGAAGAGGCCGTCGCCCTGGGCGCCGAACTCGTCGCGCATCTGAAGTCCGTCGCCGGGGACACTGAACCGCAAACCTGAAAACGAACAAGGAAACACGCACATGTCGACTGCACTTACTGAAGCCCAATCCCGCGCCCTGGCAGGCATCAACCCCGGTCTCGTCGCGGGTCTCCGCAAGACCGTTGAGAGCACTCCGGTGCGCGGCGAAGGCGCCTACTTCTCCTTTGGTAAGGACGGCCTCTGGTCGTTCGGGAAGGAGAACGAGGAGATCACCGAGGACGATCGGTTCCTGATCGACGTCGAGACCCTCGCGACAGGGTACGTCTGCTGGACGGACTACTCGAAGGAGGAACTCCTCAAGAAGAAGAAGAACGAGAAACTCGGGGCCAAGATGCTGCTGATCTCGCAGGGGGAGGTCGACTACGACACCCTCCCGGATCATGGCTGGCCGTGGAAGAAGCAGGTCGGGTTCCGCGGCCGCTTCATCAACGACCCGCTGGCGGGCAAGGCCGCGGTGTTCGAGAGCTCGAGCGGTGGTGGCGAGGATGCCTATGCAGCGGTCGCGGCAGCGGTCATGCAGAAGCTGCAGGCGGACCTGGCCGCCGGGAAGACGGAGCTGGCGATCTACCCGGTTGTCAAGCTCACGAATACCCACTACACTCACAAGACCTACGGCAAGACTTACAAGCCCGTGTTCGACATCGTCGGCTGGGCGAACAAGGACGGCCGGATGGAAGGTCTTGCGATCGAAGCTGCCGCAGAGCAGCCGGTCACCAAGGAAGAGGTTGGCGCTGCCGCCAGCGAACAGGTGGCTGTCGGGGGTCCGTCGCCTGTGACACGTCGGCGTCGCGGCTGACCAACCCGCGGCCCCGAGGAAACTCGGGGCCGCAGACAGACTAATAGCTGGAGACCCCTATGGCTGACATCTGCTTCATCGACGACGAGACGCGTTCACTTCTCGACGTGACGGAGACCTCGACCGGGCGCTACGCGCGCTCGGCGAAGGTCATCATTGTGACCTACGCGCTCGACGATGGGCCGATCCACGCGTGGTCGGTCAAGAGCTTCGACGAGACGCTCGACTGGAAGAAGGCACCCCCCGAGCTGCGCAAGCACAAGGGCAAGTTCGTCGCCTTCAACTCCGCCTTCGATCGGCAAACGATGCTGCACGGGATCAGGAATTGCCCGCTCGAGGTTGAGGATTTCCTCGACGCCGCGGTGCAGGCCGCCGCCGCAAACCTTCCACGCTCGCTCGACGGGGCTTCCCAGGCGGTCGGGCACAAGGGGAAGAACGACGACGGCAAGGCGCTGATCAAGATGTTCTGCGACGCGTCGCGGCCCGAGACGCCCCAGAGCCACCCGGTCGAGTGGGCGGCCTTCCTCGACTACGCCAAGGTCGACATCGACGCCCTGCGCGCGGTCTGGCAGGCAACGCTGCCGTTGCCCGACTGGCAGTGGCAGGAGTTCTGGGCGGCCGAAAAGATCAACGATCGGGGCTTGCCGATCGACATCACCTTCGCCCGGCAGGCGGCCCGCGTCGCAGAGACCTACGCCGTGCGCACGAACGATCGGGTCGTCGAGATTACCAACGGCGAGCTCTACTCGGTGAAGCAATACCAGGCCCAGCCGATCTGGTGCTGGGACAAGCTGCGCGCGCTGCCGTCGGTGCGCGATGTCATGGTCAAGCGCTATGACGAGGACGCCGAGGGCGGCGAGTTGATCCCGGCCCAGTTCGGTCTCGACCGTAACCGGATCGTGCGGATGCTCGCGGAGCTGAAGCGGGTCGACGAGGAAGAAGGTCTGACCGACGAGGAGTTCCAGGTCCAGCAGCTCCTCGAGGAGCGCGAGTTTGGCGCCTCGGCGACCCCGGCAAAGTTCGGCAAGGCGGTCGAGATGGCAATCGAGGAAGACGGCTGGGCTTTCCTGCCCAGCCAGTACGTCTTCAACGGCGCGCAGCAGACCGGGCGCTTCAGCTCGCGCGGGGTCCAGGTTCACAACTTGTCGCGCGACACAATCGAGACCGAAGACGAGGCGATCGCCGAGATCATCGGCGCTCCGCCCGGGCATCTCGACGAGTGGCTCCGACACTTCGAAGCGAAGCACGGCAAGGCCGGCAAGGTCCTGTCGCGCCTGGTCAGACCGACGATCACCGCACCCGAAGGGAGTGAGGTAGTCTGGGGCGACTGGTCGAACATCGAAGCGCGCAAGCTGCCGTGGCTGGCCGGCCCGGAGAGCCGCAGCGCGATGGCGAAGCTCGAGGTCTTCCGGCTGACTGACCTCGATCCAGAAGGTGTGCCGGACACGTACTGCCGCGCCGCTGCCGTGATCGACCAGATCGACCTCGATGATCTCTGGGCACGCTACAAGGACAAGGACCCGATCGCGAAGAAGTCACGGCAGAAGGGGAAGATCGCAGAGCTCGCCCTGGGCTTCGGTGGCGGTGTCGGCGCGCTCCTGAACATGGCGGCCGCCTACGCTATGAGCTTCCCCGAAGACGAAGCCAAGGTCATCGTCGACGGCTGGCGGCAGGCCAACCCGTGGGCGCGCGTCTTCTGGGATGCGCTCTGGGCTGCGTTCCAGGCCGCCTACGAGAACCCGGGCACGCCGTACCCCGTCGGTCGGGTCGTCTACCTCGGTGTCGCCGACTACCTCGGCAAGGTCACAGTCCTGTGCATCCTGCCCGACGGTCGGTCGCTCTGCTACCGGAACGTCAAGCTCGAACTGCGCAACAAGACGTTGCCCGACGGTACGGAAATCCAGACCTTGCAGTACACCTTCGCCGGGGCCTTCGGTCGAAAGGGTCTGTGGTACGGCATCCTGGCTGAGAACATCACGCAGGCGGCCGCCGCCTCGATGCTGCGCGCGACGCTCGTTGACCTCGAGGATGGGGATCACGAGCTCTTCCAGCCGTGCGGGCATACGCACGACGAGACGATCGGGCTGGCCTACACCGACCGGGTCGCGGAAGCCAAGGCGTTTCTGCATCGTACGATGACAAAAGAACGAGGCTGGGCAGCGGGTTGCCCGATCGCGGCCGAGGTCAGCAGCCACTGGTACTACACGAAGAGCGTTGACTGAGTACCCGGTCCGTGCGAAAGTGCTGGCCTCAACCTTTTAAAGGAGACCCCATGAAAACCGACATCCACACCCCGCTTCCGCAGGTCAGCACGCTCTCGGGCGAGCTGTCCATCATCGCGCCGGACCCGTCGCGCATCTTCCGGACGGACATCGTCACAGCGCTGCGCCATGAGAACCGCTACGCCGGGCACACGAACGAGCCGGTGTCGGTACTGCAGCACTCGTTGACCGTCTGGCTGATCTCCTTCATGGAGGGCCACAACTGCGCCGAGCAGCGGTTGGCGCTGTGGCACGATGCGCCAGAGGCTTACATCAAGGACCTTCCGCGACCGTTGAAGAAACTGCTCGGTGAGCCTTACCGGGAGATCGAGATGCGGTTCGAGGTCGCCGTGGGGCAGGCGCTGGACGTACCGCTGGGTGATCCGCCTGCGTGGCTCAAGGGCTACGACAACCGCGCCCTGGCGGCCGAGTGCTGCCGCTATCGTCCACCCGCGGCATGTGCAGATTGGCAGAACCTGCCACCCGCGAATTTTCGTGACGTCGAGGCAGCTGAGCTGGGGCGGTGGCTTGCTCGACTTCCGAACGACTTGATCTTGACGTTTGACACAGACTTGAAAGCCGACCAGCTTTCGTCCGTGCAGCGGTTCTTGAGGGACGCAGTCGGTCACGATTGGCAGCACGGTGCGTGGAAGGAGGTGGCGGAATGAGCGAGGGCCGCAAGGACGACGCCGGCAAGGTCCGTATCGAGCTGTTCCCCGGCGACGCGCTGTTCGCGATCTCCCAGGTCCTGACCTTCGGGGCTACCAAATATGCCGACCGTGACTGGGAGAAGGGGATGAAGTGGGGCCGCATCTTCGGCGCCCTGCAGCGTCACCTCTGGGCATGGTGGCAGGGGAAGGGTCCGACCACGAAGAGCTTCCTCTTTGGCGAGCTCGACAGCGAAACCGGGATGTCGCACCTTTGGCACGCCGGCGCTTGCGTGGTCTTTCTTATCTCGTACGAGGAAAGAAAGGTGGGCGAGGATGACCGCCCGGGAGCTTAAAGGTCTGGCGGCATTGGTGCTAGTATTGTACCTGCCGCCTATCATCATCATCGCATACCGGAAGTAGGAAGGGCGCCCGTTGGGCGCCCTTTCTACATTCCAACCTTGACCCGCTGCACCTCGCCTCGATCCCGATGCAGCGTGATCCCCTGGAGCTGCGCGCGGGCGGTGTAGGCGTGGGAGACCGCATAGGCGTCGCGCGCGGTGACGGCCCGCAGCTGCTCCCATGTCACACCGCCGATGTCCTGTGACTTGTGGTGGTGCAGGTGCCCGGTGAACAGGAAGCGGTGCTTCGTCGCGCCCCACGTCTCGGCGTACTGATCGGCCAGGAACAGGACCATCCGGTCCGCCTTCGCCTTGTCGCCGTGGTGCGCCGCGAGCATGCACTGGCCGAACTGGTGAACGAAGAACTCGCCCGGCACCTTCTGGATCGTGACCCGTGGCTCTTCGCGGTAACGCTCGGCCAGAGCGAACATGATCGCCATGTAACTGTGTGGGTTGTGGTTCCCGGGAAGGATGCGGACGATGACCCGGGCGTGCTTCATCAGGGCCAGCTGCACGCTGGTGACCAGCGCCGCGATGGTCACCTCGATCGTCCGGTAGTGGCGCGTGTCGACGTCCAGGACGTGCTTCGAGCGCGGTGTCTGGTTCGTCTGGTCGTCCGCGTGCATGAGATCACCGACGTCGAGGATCAGGGCCGTGCCGGCCGCCGGAGAGGCCGCCACGCAGCGCCCGACCCAGTCGGTGACCCTGGCGACGGCGAGGCTGGTATCGTAGTCTTCGCCCGTCTCCTTGCCCCATGCCACCATTCCGACATGTGCGTCGGCCAGCGGGTAGATCGTCAGGAGATCGTCGTCGACGTAGGCCGGTGGCAGCACCAGCGGGGCGAGCGGGATGCCGATCATCGCCTCCCGGATACGTTCGAGCTCGTCCTGTTCCGAGGCCTTCTCGTTCTTGCCGAAGTAGACATAGACGCTGTCGCCTTCCGGGTCTTTCAGCCAAGCGGAGTGCACGTCGGCGGGGTCTGCTGCGCCGCCCGCCTGGAGGCGTTGCGCCAGCGCGGGTTCCATGTCGAGAACCTTGTTGATCCGGTCGAGGCGTTCATGGAGCGTCGAGTGCGCTCGGCCTGTGGCGCGCTGCAGCGCCTTGATCGTGGTGATCTCTTGCGAGCGTATCAGATCGACAAGCTCACGCGCGGCGGGAGAAAGGCCCGCGAGTTGATCCTCGCGGGCTTCCAACGCCGCCCTCAGGCGGGGGTTGACTTCGGTCATGCTGGCTCCTTCAGGTATTCGGTGTCGTGCTCTCGGTCACCGCGTGCAGGCATATGATGCCGGGCACGCCCTCGACGAACGCCCATGCCTCGCCGCGGCTCGGCTCGTCGACGAACAGGAAGGTGTAGAGCTTTTCGCCGGTCGCGGCGTTGATCCCTGGGCCTCGCGAAACGGCAGGGCCGTAGCCGCGGCTGGTCACGTCAGCGGACCACGCTCCCGGGTCCGTGAAGCACGGGCGCGTCGCCGGGTCGAGGAAGTAGGTCTTATACCCGCCCGCTTCGATGACGTGGATCACGTCGACGGTGGAAAGGTCGAAGGGCTGGGTGACTGCGTAGGCCGGGGAGGCCAGAAGCGCGGCGAGGGCCAGGGCTCTTAACATGGCGGAAGCTCCTTTCTTTGCAAGAGGCTAAGGTAAGTACTTGCATCCTGCCCCTGCAACCTCCCCGTGTCAACCGCTATCTTCAGGGCGCCGTGTAACCTTGGGCGTTGACCACGACCGATGCGCCGGTCGTGAGCGCCGCCACGTTCAGCGCGGTGTTGATCGACCCCCGTAGCGGGACCGGGAGCGGGATCACCGCGGGCAGCGCCATGTTGGCGGGGCAGTTGACACGGAAGATTTCGGTCGCGCCGTCCTTCACGACCACCATCGTCGCGGTGGCGTTGGTGTTCTGCACCTGGATCGCGGCGAGGTAGTTTCTGAGCCCGGCACCGCCGGCGGCCCTGACCGCCAGATCGGCCGTCGTGGTGAGCGTGCCCACTGCACTCCATGACGCTTCAGGCAGCGCGTAGGGTTGCACCAGCTGCGCCCCGATGGCTGTACCGATGGCTCGTGCCCGGGCGCCGGAGGCGACGGCCGCAGGGTTGGAGGTCCGCGCTTCCAGCGCGGTCAAGAGCGGGCGCTCACCGGTTACCGGGTCGCCGTGGTCTGCGAACCCGACAACCCCCACAACGTCTCTGCTGCTCTCCGTCGTCATCGCTACCTCCGTGCCATTCGTATAAAACTCTTCCCGACGTCACCGACGATGATCGCCGGGATCAGGATCGAGGCCATGTCGTGGATGCGCGGCGGCACGTCGATCACGACCAGGTTCCATCCGAACCAGGGGTTGACGATCTGCACCGCAAAGATTGCGGTCCACCACAGACCATACGGTACGACGATCAGATACGCGCCAAGAGAGCTGGCGCCCCAGCGATCTGCCGCCCTGATCTCGGCCATCTTCAGGGCCGCGCCGATGCGCTCGATGTCGAGCTCGGCCGCCAGCTTGTCGGTGTCGTTCTGCGCCTTCAGCTTGCGCTCGTGTGCCCGCTCAAGGGCGCCCACCAGGCCTGAGCCTGTGAGCGCCTTGAAGAGCGAGATCACCCAACCGATCATTGCGGCGTCCTGATGAAGCGCGACCGGAGCCACGCCCGGAACTGCTTCGCTTTCACGACCAGCCAGCCGCCGTCGGCCAAGCTGAGCGTGATCGCGGCGGCGATCTCCGCGGCGAGCTCCGGGTTGTCAAAGGTGACAGCGATCGGCTCGGGGAGCCCGACGCCGATCAGGTAGATGCTGATCCAGCGCAGGACTTGCCGCACCAGCTCGAGAAGAAACGATTGCGGCATGTCAACCCCCTGTCAGCCATTGAATGAGGTAGGCGATCCCTGCCCCGATGGCGGCGATGATCCCATACTCGGCGGGCTTTCGCAAGGCCTGAGGCCTGGCGGGCGCCGCCTGGCGATCCGTGAGCGGCTTTGCCAGCACCAGCGCGCGGTGCAGCGCGGCAAGGGTCACCGGTCCGGCGACCCCATCGACGCTCAGCGCGTTGTCCATCTGGAAGCGGATGACCTCGTGCGGGGCGTATCCGAGCAGGACAAGCGCAGTGCGGACGTAGAGGTCCTTCCGATCCCGCAGTCCGTTGTGCCCGCCGTTGATGACCCTGGTCACCGTGTTGATGTCGCCCCTGTCGGCGTGGGTGTTCAGCTTTCGCGTCTCCCAATACCAGAGCGCCGCGAGGCCCTCCCACGGGTCGGTGTTGACCAGGTCAGGGTCCTTGACGAAGTCGGGCGCGCTCTTGAAGCGCGCCTTGCACCACTCGGTGAACTGACGGTAGTTGGACTTGCCGGTGATCTGGATACCTGCCCGCCCGCGGTAGAGATACCCGTCACCGTCGACCGCTGCTGTGTTGCCCAGGTCAGTGCGGGTCTCGTAGCGCTTCTGCGCGGGGGTCGGACCCCAGAGTTCGCGGTCGTACTTGAACCGGGCACTCTCGTGCATGATCTGCGCCACGAGCTGGGCCAGCCGGTGCGGCCGGTTCAGCCCGAGCTTCTCGTAACCATAGTCGTGGATCGCGACCAGCGCGCTCTTCGCGTTGGCGGTGTCGATCTCCCGGCCGGCGATGCGCTCGATCTCGCGCAGGCCGAAGCTGGTCAGTGGGGTCGGGCGGGTCATGTCAAGCCTCCAGCTTCTCTTTGATGTCGACCAGCGCTGAGCGGATATGGGTCAGCTCGTTCTGCATGACAAGGACGGCGCGGCTGTCGACGTTGGCCGCGTGTTCGAGGCTCACGAGCCGGGTCTCCAGCGCGGCGACCCGGAGCTGCAGCTGCTCCTGGGTCCAGCGCTGCTTCGCCGTCCCGAGGATGAAGCCGATGAACATGGTCGCCGCGTAAACCAGGACGTGCCACCACTCGAGGATGCTTTCGGAGATATTGGTCGTCGAGGTGGTCATGGGCAGTCCTTCGTCAGATTTGAGGTGGGCGGATTTTGATCGGGGTGGGACGGGGCGCCTTTCCAAAACCGCATAATGCGCTCCCCCCTTTAGACGTTCGCGTAGGTTCGGAAAAAGTCGTCGAGTTGTTCCGCCGTCTTGCCCTGCTGTGTTGCGAGTGCGACGACAAGCGCGTCATTGCGCAGCACAACGGACGGCAGCTTGGCTCTGGCCCGAGCCGCAAAACGCTCTGCTTGCGGCAGGCCAGAGATAAGCGCGTTGACCGCAGCAGGCAACTGCCGGTTCGTCCACGCATCACCTTCCGCTTCGGTGATCCATCCCTCGGCGACAAGACCAATCAGGAGTTGGGCGAAGGAAAGTTCTTGCGGGACCGGAGGGGGACTAGCTTTCGGGAGGTCCGCAACCTCAGAAGGTGTCATGTCCACAAGGGTTTTTTCCCCAGAGACTGCATTTATTACAAGCCGCTTCATTTGTTAGAACTCCCAAGAAAGACTTGCAAGGCCGCCGTCGAAAGCACCCCCGCCAGAGCTGACAAGGCGAACTCGCGTTAATTCGCCTCCAAGATCAATTTCGCCAGCCGATGATGCATGGGCATTGGCAGAGCTTGGAAGCGTAATTCGGACACCGTTATAAGCGGCAATCCACAGGTTCGACCCACGGGCAATCCGTTCCAAAATCACCACCCCGGTTTGGGCGGTTGTCGCTCCGTTGGCGTCCAGTCCAATCCCGTTGGTGACTGCGTTGCCGCCAGCGGAGGACCCACCGGCATCCCCCAATCGGAAACAGATATATCCAGTAGTAACCCACCCACCGGCAGTCCCCAACTGGACCAGCGGAAAATCAGCCCCAGAGAAAGATGCCTTGCTTATCGGGATTACTATCCGCTGCACTTCCGCAGGAATATTGAGCCACTCAACTGACGCCCCTGTCAGTGTTGAGGTTGGGGTTCTGTTTACTCTGGTGGCCTCTCGCACCCGAAGCGGCGTCATCAGCTTTGTGTTGGCTGCCCCGGCTTCAGCTTCCGCTTGCGTCGCCAGCCTCGCGTCAATCTGCTGTTTCGTCCGCAGCGACGACATGAACGAAGCGTTGTCGGCCCCGGCTTCGGCCAATGCTTGCGACGCCAGCCCGCTTCCGCGCACGACCCACGATTGCAGCGCTCCCGCAACACGGCGGCGAGAGTGCATGACTTCGCTCGTCGCATGGAACAGCGTCATGCGCTCATCGTCGGCGTCCATCCTGTCGAGGATCACGATGCCCGTGTCAGCGGCGGCGATGCCAGCCGGGAACGTGCCAAGCGTCGTGCCGTCGAAACGATAGATACCCGACGCCAACCCCGCCGTGTCTAGATTGGCGAGAAGCGGGGCGTTGCCGGTAATGCCGTAGCCGAAGTTCTTGAAGTCAGCGGACGCCGCACTCGCCGCCGCGGCGGCGGCCGAGCTGGCCGCCGAGTCGGCGTTAGCCGAGGCGTTCTGGATCGCCACGATGTTCGCGGCATTGGTGTTGATCGACGCGATGCCGGCCGCGTTGCTCTGCACGCTCGCGATGTTGTTCGAGACGGTGATCATCTGGGCCTCGATGGCCGCCAGGGCGTTTATGTTCGCGCGCAGCTGCGCGGTGTCCACAGTGCCGAAGGCGTCGACTGTCACCGCGCGCAGGAGTTCTTCGCGCAACTGCCGGGCCGCCAGGGTAAGCTTGTCGAGGCTGATCTCGAGCAAGCTCAGCTGGATGCGCCCTTGGTTCGAGTAGTCGACAGCCTGGTCGAAATCCATGTCGAGCAGGAGGACAAGCTTCGCACCCGTCGGGAGCAGCGCGCCGCTGTTTAGGATGACTTGCCCCCCAGCCGGGTTGCCGGCCCCGGTCACCGAGTAGTCGGTCGTCAGGACCAGCACCGTTTCGGTCAGATCGGCGTTCTGCCGCACGACCTTGACCTCTCCGATCGCCGTGATGGGAAAGGTATAGTTGAAAGCCGTCGTCACCCCGTTGCCGTTGTACGGCCCGGATTTCACGATTGGTGTACCGTCAGGGTTCTGGGCTTCGACAGTCATTCCTGCAATATATCCTTTCTTGCCGGGGGTGTCTAGCGGGGGACGCCCATTATGTAATCGAGCGGGGAGAAATTCCCCGAGCTCTGCCGCTCCATCTCGGCGTCCGCAAGGCGCCAGATAGCCGTCGAGGGATAGCCGGGCACCGCCAGACCGACGAGATCGTTGATCGACCGCATCAGCTGCTTGTCGACCTCACCCTGCCCGATCTGGACCAGCGGCTTGCCGACCGTTTCGAGGACGCCGCCGTAGGCACCGCCGCCATCGAAGCCCTGGATCACCGATACCATGTCGCGGATGAAGGGCAACGTGCCCATCGCCGACAGCGCCGTCTGTGAGGCGAGGAACGCCAGCCAACTTTGCTCGTCTTCGTCTTCGTCATCCCCCGGCAGCGTGCCTTTGATCATGTGATAGAGCACCGCCTCGACCGTGAAGATCAGCAGCATGTCGATCGTGCCGTTCAGCACGGCGGCGATCGAGCTCTTACCTGGGTCCGCGACGTCGCGTCGCGTCCGCCCGACAATCTCCTGGGCGATGTTGAACTTGGCGAACATGTAGGAACCCAGAGCCGTGAAGAGGCGCAGGAACTCGTTCTGACGTGTGTCCCGACCCAAGGTGCCACGTTCGATCGCGGTGCGGTCGGCGTAGACGCCGGACGCCTGCGCCCGGGCCACCGCCCGGTCAGCATAATGCACGGCCTCGTCTTCGGTCATACCACGCTTGCGCGCCTGCCCGTGGGCCGCCATCCACGTCGGCACGTCGACGACGTAGAACTGGACCTTCTGCATCGCCCAGAACCCTGCCGACATGAGCAGGTCGCGGGCGTCCGCCAGCGAGCCACTGATCGGCGTCTTGGCCGTCTCTCCGAGCAGGTCGAACATGTCGCGCTGGAAGGTGCGCTCGCGCTCGGCCATGAAAACCGACCGTGCCTTGACGCGCTGCGCGGCGGGGTACATCCCTTGTGCAACGTACGAGGAATACCCCTTCGCGAGATCACGCTTCCCGAGGAAGGCGGCCGACTGCACAAGCCCGGTGAACTGGATCGCGACGGTCGACATGTTGAAGGCCAGCTTCGAGACGGTGAAGCCCGACTTCGCGTGCCGCGCCATCCGCCCCAGCACACCCGCGGCCACGATCTGCCCGGCCGCCGTATCCTGCAGCCAGACCTCGAGCGAAGCCAGATCGGTCAGGAGCCCAGCGCGCTCGAACATCCCCCGCACGCGTGGGTCCTGCAGGATTTTCCAGCTGTTCGCCACTTCCTCGGACAGGGCCAGGTCATGGATGACCTGGTGCACGTGGCCGAAGAGCACGTGGATACCCAGCTCGACGGTGCGCCCGCCGGAACCTGCCGCGCGTTCCTTGGTGTGGCCGTTGCGGGTCTGCGCCTTGCCAAAGCGCCCGGCCTGCATTGCGGTCTGGATTTCCTGGTGCTTCTCCTCGGCGACCTTGGCCGAGAAGCGCCGGTCGTAGACGATCGGGTAGTAGCCGCCGGTCAAGCCCGCGGGCAGGTTCGGAATATCCGACGCCATGAACATGGCCTCGACCTTCTTCGGGACGACCCCCGTGGTGCGCTTCTCGCGCGCTGCGATCTGGGGCCAATACTCTGCGTCGAGGTGATCCCAGACAGACTGGACGAACTTCCAATCGCGCTCGTCGAGGTTCGACAGCAGCTCCTTGGCCTGGGCCGGCGAGATCGCGTGGGGGTTATCCCGCGAGGTCATGCGCTCCCAGTTGTCCTTGTTCCCGCTGTTCAGCGCGATCGAGATCAGGTCCCACTTGCTGAGGCTCTGGTCGTAGCCCTTCCAGACTTGCCGAACGGCCATCCGACGACGCTCGCCGCGGCTGTAGCCGTCGAAGAGCTTATCGAGTTCCGCCCCTGCGCGTAGCCGCATGACGACTTCCTCGGACGACGCGCGGTCGATGCCCGACTTGATGTGCCGGTAGACGTCGCCGAGCTTCCAGCCGTCGAGGCGCCGCAGCAGGGTGTCGGCATTCGATACGTAGTTGACGTACTCCTTGACCGCGTCGCGCACGCGCTCGAAGCCGGTCGGGACCCGGTTCAGGTCGACGCCCTTCACGTTCTCGTCGAAGGCTTCCTGGATGTCCGCAACGACCGCGTCCATGTCGCGCTCGCGCTGACGGTCGAGGAGCTTCTTCTTCAGCCGTGCGGTGTGCTCGATGTTGGTCAGCGCGTCGAGGACACCTTGCAGGCGCTGCACGGTCAGCGTCTTGTAGGGTGTGCGGTTCGCGTTGGTGATCAGGTGATCCGGGATCGCCAGCTCGTTCTCGCGCCCGGCCTTGATCATCATCTCGATGTAGCGCAGCAAGCCGCCCCGCTTCTTCTCCGCCGCGGCCGAAATCTTGCGGAAGTCGTAGGTGTACAGGAGGTCGTCGATCGCCTCGAGGTATTCGCCCGCCAGGTTCTTGCGGGTGCCGGGGCGCTTCAACTGGGCCGCCTTGCGCTCGGCCTTCGCCATGAGGTCGGCGGCCTTGCGGCTCTCGACAAAGAGCGAGTGCTGGATCAGCTGCTTGCGCTTGGCCTCGAACGCGCCCTCGGTGTCACCGGTGACGAGCAGGCGTGCGGCCTGCTCGCCAAAGGTCTGGGCCTGGCGTGCGTGCAGGTCAGCGCGGACCGCTTCTCTGACCGGTGTCCGGGCGATGATATCCCGAGCGATCTGAGCGGCTTGCTGGCGGCTGGTGATCGCCCGCTTCCGGTTTGAAATCCGGTTGATTGCGCGCAGCTCGGCGGCCAGGACTTGACCGTGCTTCTCGCCGTGCAGCGCGTCTACCAGGTCTGCCGTGGCCTCGGCCGCGTCACGCGGGTCCTGCGCCTCGATGTGCTCGGCCAGGGCCGCCTGCACGCGCTGTTTGATCTCGTCGCGAGCACGGGGCTTCTCGGACAAGTCGCGCAGCATCTCGGCGCCGCTGTCGTAACCGAACCAGCCGGCCGCCTCGTCCGCGGTGATGCCGCCGACCTTCGTCATCGGGCGGCGACCGCGCGGCAGCTTGTCCAGCACATCTTGGCCGTACTCGTCGCCGAGGGTCTCCGGGTCCATACGTAGGTCGGCAGGGAGATCGTCCGGCACGTCGGCCACGCCCGCCCAGCGGCCGTTGGCGAGCCACTCGAAGGCGCGGTTGTGGCGCTGCGCGTTGACTTCGGCGCTGATCTTCTTGGTCAGCTCGGCACGCAGCGCGCGCATCTCTTTCGACCGTTGGGCCATGATCGGTGCGAGGGTCTCGCGCAGCGCCAGCCCGAAGGCTTCGGCGCGCTCCTCATCCTGCAACCGGACCAGTTCTTCGTAGCTGGCCTCGTCGAGGCCCATCGCACGGGCGGTGGCCGCGATCTGCTCGGCACCGACGCTGAGCTGGCGAGCCTGGGCGATCTGGGCATCAGTGGCGATCATCTTGTCGAAGACCTGACGCACCTCGTCAGAGAGCTCGACGCGCAGCTTCTTTGCGTTGCGGTAGACCTCCATCAACCACGCGGCGAAGCGATGGAAGACGCCGCGCAGGGCGATGCTCGGCGCCTTGCCCTCACGCATGTAAGCCTCGAGCCCACGGGCGAAGCGCTCGTGGATGCCACGGTGCACGGCGGCGTCGACGTCGGCCGCCCCGGTCGTACCGTTCGCCAGGAACTCCAGAACCTGTGGGCCGATCAGCCCGACCTCGGCCGCGATGTCCTCGGCCTGGCTGGCGAGCCACGCCTTGACGGTCTCCATGCTCTCGCTGGAGAACTGGTCCCCGGCGTTCGCGCCGGTCTGCAAGAGCCACAGCATCCAGTGCCCGCCCTCGTGGATCACGGTCGACAGGTCGGCCCGGTCGAACAGGGTGATCTCCGGCGCGGCATCGCTGCCCGCGGGCGGGAGGATGATCTGTCCACGGGCGCCCGTCGGGCGGCCCTGGAACAGCGGCTGCGGCTTGGACGCCTCGGCGCGGAACTCGTCGGTCAGGGTGATAGACCAGACGGGTTGGCCTTCGTCTGGGAAAAACGCGCTATCTCCGAACTGCTGCGCGACTTGCCGCACACCTCGCTTCGTCAGTCTACGGAACACGAGGTCGACTGCCCGCCCGTAATCCCCGCTATCGTAAGCGATCCGCATCTCCCGCACGGCGCCTTCGGTTGCCATGCCGAAGTCCTCGGCGGCGTTTATAAAACGTCGCACGCTATCGGCCGAGAGCCCCGCGCCTTCTCGGTTGCGCCACTCCTCGCGGTACGCCGCCACGCGCGGTCCGAGCGGGGCCTCTCCCGTGTCCCGCGCCACCGACACGTCGCTCTCGACCTTCCCGCCGAACTTGCCCGCCCACTTCTCGAGGAACCGCTTCATCTGCTGGTCATAGACGATGCGGTAGCCCTGCCCGGCGTTGTCGCTGATGTTGACCTCCGGGAAGTCCGCGGCCTCCTCGGACATCATAGTCTCGCCGTCGGGGAACGGGCGCATGATGCGCTCGGCCAAGGCCTGTGGCAGTATTTCGCGGATGTTGCGATTGCGGATCGGATCGGGCGGGAAGCCGCGCCCCGTGTCAGTGACCTGCCCCGCGCTGTCGACGGTGAAGTCGGCGGTACGCTGACCCTCTAGGCGCAGAGAGACGACACGATGACCGCCGCCCCCGGCGCTCATCACCATGTACGCCTCGACCATACCCTGGGCGCGCTGCTCTTGCACGCCCCAGCGCTTCATCTGCATGTAGCCCGGGGTCCATGCGATCTTCTTGAACCCTTCGCGCGCGGCATAGGTGGTCAGATACTTCATCGCCAGCGTGATCGCGCTCTCGCCCTCGAAGGGGGTGAGCGGCAGCGGAAGCGAGTTCTCGCCACCTTTGTAGAGATCGCGCGCCTCCTGAGACAGCGAGTTGCGAATTTCACTGCTCCGCATCTGGAGGTCGACACGGACTTCGTCGAGCCGTTCAATCTCTTTGACCATCCCGACCATGTCGCCGCTGAACGCACCTCGCGCTGCTTTACCGACCTCTACTGCATGGAAGCCTGCCAGTTGATATTTCTGACGCTGGATCAATACTCCGAGCTCAGTGTCAAAGGCCTCGACGTCCGGGGTACCCGCCAGCAGGCGCAGTGTTTGGGACGAGCTGAACAACGCGCCGTCCATCGTGTCATAGGTGACAGCGATGCCGCTATAGGTAAAGGTGCCGACGGCATCCTTGAAGGCCTCACGCGCGCTGTCCGTCGCTCGCCGCGCGCCCGAAACTGCGATTTGCGACGCGCTGTACGCCTCGACCTCGGCCTTCACCTCATCCGGCACCGGGCCCAGCGCCTGAGCCTGCCCACCGCGCTTGCGCCAGAAGCTGTTCAGGTCCGACTGGATTTCGTCGATGAAGAGCGTGTCCGGCGTCGCCTGCACGCGGGCGTGCACAACGATGTTCGGCGTGTCGAAATGCCCGCGGTTGGCCACGGTCGACGCGATCTCTTTCCCGGCGTTCGGACCGATCGCGTCCAGGTTCGGGACGGTGAGGAGGATTTCCTCATAGTGCTCCGCGCCTTGCACGTCCTCGACGTAGCTCGAGAACGCGCCAGAGCCATCGACCCGTTCGATCTGTACCAGCTCGCTCGAGAGCCAGTGGTAAATCTGGTGCCGGGTCATCTTGCGATCCGGGTCCTGGCTCTCGAGCCAGGAAGTCAGACCGGTCCACTCGAGTTCGGCCTTCTTCACGCCGGGCATCTTGGGGATGATCTTCAGCCAGTCCTTGACGGGGGCGGTCTCCTGCTTCGCATCGCGGATCGCCTCGGCCAGGGCCGACTTGAAAAACGCCTCGTCGCTCTGGTAAAGCGCCGTGTCCACCTCGACCTTCTCGACCGGCAGCGCCTCGAAGACCGCGGCGACATCGCCGAGCGGGCCGTCGATGACGAAATATCCTGCGTAGCCAGCCTTCTTGATGGCCTTCTCGTAGGCGCCGATCTGCTGGGCGGCCGGGAGCTTGCCGTCGATCTTCGCGCGCAGCCCGTCGGGGTCGGTATCCCACGGGTAGAGGCGCGACGGATCGAGAGCGACGGTGTGCTTGATCCCGCCAAGCGACGGGCTCTCGCGCCGGTAAGCGGTGTTCCGCGCGCCGATGTTCAGCCCGTAGAAGGCCTTGTTCGGTCCCGAACGATGGCGCTCCGGGCCGTCCATCTTGCCCTTGCCAGCGTGCTTCGGGTCGATCGTCGCGCGCTCCTTCGGCGACCAGTGGATCAACTCGACCTTGCCGTCCTCGCGCAGCGCGAGATCGTCGCGCGGGTCGTCCGACTTCGGATCAGGCCAGTCCAGGTCCAGCGTGAAGGTGCGTCCGTCCGGCAGTGTGGTCTGGTAGTCCTCGTCGGGGTTCAGGGCTTCTCCCATGCGGAGCCCCGTGATCGGTACAGGCTTTCTTTCCTCGTACGGGGAATAGACGAAGCCTTGCCGCGTCAGGATGCTCTCCTGGCGGAACATGTCCCGCATGGTCTGGCCCCACGTAGCTTCGTCCCCGAAGACCAGGAACGACGGCCCGTCGTCCGTGCCTGCGTAACGACCCCGGACCTCGCGGTGCGCAAGCCCGTTGTCGGCCAGGAACTTCCTGGCGCGTTCGGCCTCAGCCACGTTCTCCGCGCTGTCCCATGCGCCGAAGTGGCTCTGGGTTGCGGACACGATAAACCACCCCTTCTTGCGGAAAGAGCTCAGCCTGAGCTCACCGTCAAAGTCGGCGGGCGTGGCGGTCTCGTTCAATAGGATGCCGGGTGCGCCTTGGAAGAACCTCCGCGGATCAAACTGTGTTACCTGATCAGCGCGATGCGCGATGACCATCAACTCGCTGCCCGACGTAATCATGACACCGTCATGGTTCCCGGCCGCAACGCTCGCGCGGATCGCGGCCGCGTTCTGCAGCCAGTATACGTCGGGCTCGACGGAGCCCGCGTCTACCTCCAGCGGGTTCTGGAGAGCGACGGTCGCTTCTATAACGCGTGGGCGACCGGTCGCTCCTTCACGGAGTGCGTGCTCGGTTGCCAGACCGCGGCGCGATGTCAGGAATACCTCCCCATCTCGGAACTGCGTGAACTCGCGGTTCGTCCCGTGGTACATAGTGAGCGGCTGGCCGTCCTCACGAAGGATCGTGCCCTCCGGCAAGTCTGGCATCGCCTGATACAGCGTCCCGTTTGGGGCATCTTCCGCCTGCCCGATCGTACTCACCCACGGCGGCAGCAACCCGACCTTCTGGTCAGCGAAGACCGTGTTCTTTGGGTCCTTGCGGTTCTGTTCTCCGTACGGCCCAAAATTCACCCAGCTGTTCTGCCCACGGGTTTCGGTAGTCATGGCGCGGGCGGCCAACGGCGAGAACATGCGAACGTGTGCCTGCCACGCATTCTCCTCGCCGCGAGCTCCGAAGCTGGCGCCCTCGGAACCGTGACCGAAAACGTCGTGCACGATGCGGAACAGATCGTTGATCCGGGCCTCGCGGCCGTCGACGATCCGACCAGACATCGCGAGTAGCGGGTTCTTCGCGCTGGCTTCACTCAGCGTACCGAAGCCGCTGTCGGTCGGAAAAACCCACAGGTGCTTGTTCTCCTGCATGTCCTTGATCGCCTCGGCGGGCGAGGCGTAAGGATCGTCGCCAGTGATCCACTCAAAGGTGAGCCCCAGCTCGAGGAGCGCGTCGTACTGCGCGATCGTCTCCTGGGCCAACGCTTGGTAGGCGCGCTGCACTTCAGGATCGTCCGGCGCGTCCGGCATCTCGTCGTAAAGCCGCGCGACCTCTTCGGCGCGGGCCTTGTCAACCTTGACATAGGTGGCTTGGTGGCGCACGGGAAGACCCATGCGCCGCATGTAGGTTGACGCTAGGCTCCGAACCCCCGCGACAGGGCCTGGGCTCGCGGGCTCGAGATCGGGGAGACGCCGATCTGCATCGCCATCTCCTCCATCCGCGCTCGCTGGCGTTCCGCCCGCTGCGCGATCATCGCTTTCAGCTCGTCCGCCGTCGGTTCCCTGAGCGAAGACATCTCCGCCGGGTCCAGTAATTGCACGTCTTGCCGCTTCTTCATAGCTGATGTCTCCGCTCTCTCTCGCACCCATGTCTGCCATGAGCCGTTTCTCATAGTACCAGATCAGCGCCTGGATGTCAGCAACGGAATAGCGCTTTCCGGTGCGTGCGTAGACCTCGTCGCGCGCGGCGCCCGCGACCTCGATCATGAAGGCGCGTTCCTTGGCCGAGAGCGGGCTCTCCTGCAGCTTGACGAAGGCGTCCTTGTACAAGGTATTCGCGGCCTTCTCGGCCTCGTCTCCCTCCGTGTAGCCCCGGTCCTTGTAGCGCTGCGCGTGGTCGACGACCAGCTTCAGCGCCTGACTGTCTGTCAGGTCCGGCTGGCCGACGAGCCACTTGAAGCGATGCAGCCCGATCGGCTTGCCCTTGCTGTCGACGGCGTTCTTCAGCCCGCTGACGCGGGGCAACACGTCGCCGCGGTAGCGGTTGATCGTGCGGCTCCACCACAGGTCCATCGTCAGGTAGCCGTCGGCCCCGGTCAGGTTCGCGTAGAAGGCTCCAAGCTTCGGTCCGAAGATCGCCGTGGCGCGCGGCACGCGGGCATCGGACGGCATCTTGCTGAGGACCGGCATCCCGATCGCCTTCAGCTGCTTGTTCAGGTCCGAGACAGTGACGTCCTCGGTCAGGAAGGCCTGAACCTCCGAGACGCTGTCGAACTCCCCGATCAGCTGCGCGATCCGGTTCAGGTGGCTGGTGATCGAGTTCGCCCGATCGCCGCCGTTCTTGACCTTGATGAACCGGCCGGTCTCGCGGTACTGGCGGTACGCGTCGACGGCCATCCGGTAGTTGTCGGTCACCTTGGCGCCGTTCGAGGTCACCGCGATGATCATCGTCATCAGCTGGCGTGCCTCGTACGCGGACTTAACCTTGCGCAGGCCGGGCAAATTCGGCCGGACGAACTCCTCGACCGAAGTGTCGAACTCCGGGAACCGGGCGGTCATGACGTCGAGGGCGGCCTGGAACTTCGTGGTGTACCAGCCCTCGGCCGTGGCGCCGGGTGTCTGAAGTTCGAACTCGATCTCATCCGCCATCCAGTTGGCCATCTTCTCGACGGTCTTCTGGCTGAAGTCGGTGCGCTTGATCTTGCCATAGTGCGCGCGCTGGCGGGCCTGCATGATCAGCGCCAAGGCCCGGGTCGTGATCGACTTGCCAGGGGTGTGTCCCCACGCAGACAGGTCCTCGGTCCCGTTGCGCAGACTGACGGTCTGCATCATCGGCTCGCCGGGGGTGGCCCGGTAGATGCCGCTCGGCGTCAGCAGGAACTCCTCGTCGAGACTAGAAACAAGCCCTCCTCTGTCAGCAACCGATATTGCTGCTAGCCTGATGTCATCTTCTGACGCCGTCTCCGGCGTCAGGTTCTGCTCGGCGAGCTCGTCAGCGATTGCGGCAAACTCGGGCAGCGTCGCGCGCGAAGGATCGCGTAGCGCCTCGCTCAGATCACCCATGCGCATCACGCGGAACGGCGACTTCTCGGCGGTCGAGGTCTCGCGACGGATCGTCGGCAGCAGGTTGCGCCGCACGTACTCCGCCGTCGTGACACCCTGGCGCTGGGCCATCGTCTGCACGGTGCTTGCCAAGAGCTGCGCCTCGGCCCGAGCCACGCCCGGCGCCCGGCCGGCAGCGATCAGCTGCGTTGTCAGGTCCTCGTATTCCTGCTGCGCTGCGGGGTCCAGATCGGCGGTTTCCTCAAGTTCCTTGAGGCGCTTTTCGAACCCTTTCATCTGCTCTTCGGTCTCGGCCATCGCCTCCTGCGCCTCTGCGTAGGAGAGCCGATCTGGGCGTAGGCGAAGGTGGTCCGTCAGCCGCGCGTCGATCTCGGTCCCCGCGATGTTCGCGGCGTAGGTGGCCGTCGGGATCGCGAAGACGCTGCCGGTTTCGGCGGCCTTCTGGAAGGCACGGTAGTCAAGATCGGGCACCGCGTCGAAGAGTGCGCGCAACGCCTCGGGATCGTCCTGGAACAGCTGTTCCATGCGCCCGGCATCGACGTATACATTCTCGACAGGACCGTCCTTGGTGAGCTTCTCGATCGCCGACTTGTAGGCCTCCGGCGAGCGCTTGCGCAGCGCGCTATCAGCCGAACCCTGGCTCAGCGCCTGGAAGAACCCGCGCCGATCTGATGCGCGCTGGCTCTCGCGATACTTGCGGAAGACGACCTCGCTGCCCACGCCCATCGCTTCGAACGGGGCGGTCGCCATCTCGGCCAGACCTTCAAGGATCGCGTCCGTCCATGACCACTGCTGCCCGCTCACCATGCGGGCCAGGATTTCGCCTCCGCCACCGGCGACCGCTTGCGAGATCGCCTCGATCGCGAAACTGCCGACGGGGTTCTTCGCCATCGCCGAGCCGAGCCCGGCGGTCAGCGCGTCGACCATAGAAATGACGGTCGAGTAGGCCCCGGCGCTATCGACGATGCGCTCCAGATCGCTCGGGTTCTGCGCCAGGCGCCGGGCATCCTCCGGCTTCGACAGGTCGTAGCCCATCTCGGAAGCCATCTCCAACGTGTTCGAGGCCCGGACCACCGGCACCGCGGTACCGAACATGGCGACGCGGCCCAGCGCAGGGTTGCGCGTCGCCGCGGTAACCCCGGCGGCAGCGATCAGTGAGACGCCGCTCTCTGCCGCCGTACCCGCGAGGAACCCGACGAAGTCGCCCGGGCGCTCAGTCATGATGTCGAACACGGTCTTCGTGCTCTCGAGGAAGCCCGCCTCGGCCGGTATCTCCGCCAGCTTGCGGGAGACTTCGGCGGCCCCGCGCCCGATCGGGAAGTCCTCCTGGCGCTCAACCTCCTCGCGCTGCATCTCGCGGGTGGCCTCGGTGTTATCCCCCTCGAGGTCCTCCTGATCGTTGAACGAGGTGACCCCGTAAATGCGACCGTCGAGCCAGCGCTTCATCGCGCGCGCCGAGGCGAACGGGTTGGCCGCGTCCTCGTCGGTCGTCTTCGGTGCGGTGCCGCTGGCTTTCTGCGCCGCGACCCGCGCGCCGGCAATGCCGCCCACCGGTTCGACACCGCCCGCAGAGGCGGCCCGCTCTTCAGCGAGCAACTCGGTATAGGTGCGCTGGCTGTCACGCGCGCGCGATAGGGCTTCGGCCGTGGTGCGGAAGTTCGCGCCGGGGCCGACCAGGTCGTCGTAGAACTTGTCAGCGCCGCGCGCCACACCATACAGGACCTGGGACATCAGCCCCAGTTCCTCAACGTCCGTGCTGGCGATGGCCGCGTTGTCCTGGTCCGAGAACCACTCGGCGAGGAGCGGGTTCTTCCGCAACGTGTCCAGCGCCCGGGTGCTGATCACCTTGTTCTCGACCATCTGCAGCGTCATGGGGTCGGTCAGAAGCCGGGCCGGGAGGTTTGTCCCGAGGACAGAGCCGGCCAGCGCCGCGACGCTGCGACGCTTGGCGACCTCCTCCGGGGTGGTGACGGTACGCGCTGCCGTCAGAACCGTGGACGCGCGCAGGGCGCTTTTCTGGTTGCGATCCCGCAACCACGCATCGAACTCCGTCTCACCGGGGGCGGTCGGGGTTCCGTTCAGGAAATCGAGTTCAGCCATTGCGCGACAGTATCACTGTCGCTTGGCTGTCTCAAGAACGAAATCCACATAGAGGTCGACCAGCTCCTCGTCGCTTGCGTCTGGGTACTGATCCTGCATCTTGCGGCGGATGTCCCTCGGTATCTCCGCATACTCCATCTCCGGGCTGATCCCCATGTCGGCGAGCAGCTTCCGGTTGTAGTGTGTGACGACCTCGTCCTCGGTGGGCTCGCGCCCGAAGAACTCCTTGAGCTCTGTCCGCGCCTCTTGCTCGTCCACCAGCGATACATCCTCAGCAGGAACGTTTCCGCGCACGCGCTCACCACTCTCGCGGAACGGCGCGTCGAATAGCATGGCGTCCCGTGAGCTGCCGAAAAGCCCGCTGTCGTCCTCGATGATGACCGGGGTCAAGAGCATGGAGAACAGGCGGTCCTGCTCGTCGAAGGTCATGGGGCGACCCTTCTCCTGCATGAAGTCCCGCGCGTATCCTTTAACCTGCTCCTGGAAGCGGTTGTACGCCGCTGCCTCGGCCTGGCTGCGGCGGCTCTCGGCCGACGGAACAGCGTCCTGGTAGACCCGCTCAGCCGCATCGTAGACCGACTTCATCGTGGCTGGATCGTTCAGCGCGTCGCGGGTCTTGCCCTCGTTCGCACTCATCGTGTTGATGATCTCGAGCTGCATCTGCTCGATCGCCCGGTAGTCGCCTTTCGAGAAGTTCTTCCGATCGTATCTCAGGTCCAGATCGGCGAAACCTTGCGGGTCCTCGACGGCCATGCGCTGCAGCTCGGAATAGCGCAGCTCGTCGGTCACAAGCGTGCCGCTCTCGTACGCACGCGCGCTCTCGAAGAAGTTCAGTGTGGCCTCACGGCCCATCCTGATCTGCAAGTCCATCGGTACGCTTTCGGGCTTCATACCCTCCTGCGTGTACAGCTTCCACGCCTCGTCCGCCGCCGCTTTCTGATCCTGGCTGGTCAGCGCCTCTTCGGCTTTGAGCCGCGCGTCCAGCTTCGACATCGCCGCGGCGCGGACCTTCGGGTCCTCGATCGCCATGACTGCTTCGTACGCGGCACGGGCGCTCATGCCGCCGTTGCCGCCGTGCGCGTTGACCTTGCCCTGCAGGGTCGCCAAGAAAGCGCCCACGGTCTTACCCTTCATGTGCGGGTTGGCGGCGATGGTGGCGGCTGGTAGCACATCCGCCAGTGCGAGATTACCTTGTCCGGCCGCCTCGAGCGCGAGCAGCTTCGGACCGTCACCAACCCCCATGTGATGCATGACGTACCGATTTCGCGGCGTGTCAGCAAAGCCTCTGTCCGCCAGGATACGGAGGTTGTTGTCGCGGAAGGCGCGGTAAATTTCGGCTTCCTTGACCGGATCACCACGGGTTGCCAGGATTTCCTCACGGCTCATCCCGGCGGCCCACGCCGGGTTCACCTTGCCGACCCACTCCAGATAGGTCCCCTCCAGGAATTGGACCTGCCCGGTCGCCGTGCTCAGCGGGTTGGCGGCCGAGCTGTTGCCGCCGCTCTCGGGGCCGACGATGTAGCTCTCTCGCCCAAGGCTGTCGACCTGCCCAGCGCTGCCGATATACGCGTCATTGCCTGCCAGCTCGTCGATGACCTTCTCGGCCTTGTGCTCGACGACGGCCGCCTCCATCCCGGTCTTCAGCCGGCTGTACTCAGCCTCGCCGAGTTCGGCGCGCTTGCTGTCCAGGTAGGCGTCGGCTTTCACTGGGTCGTCGTAGGCGATGCGGATCGCCCGGTTGCTGTGCGACTGAGCGATGATCTCGGTCTTCTTGGCGGTGATCTGCTCCGGCGAAAGCCCGTTCAGGCGGCCTGACGTCTCGACCTCGGCCAGCGCGGCGCCGACATACTCGTTCCACTTGGCGTCGTCGCCGTAGTTATCCATCGCCACCCGCAGGAAGTTCTCCGCGGTCGCCTGCGATTGGCCGTTGACGTAGTTCCGGGTCTCATTCGCGTCATGCTTGATCAGCGCGTCGGAGCTGGTGTCCTCAAGGCGATCGGCGGCCTCACTGAAAATCTTCCGCGCCTGCGGCCCGAGCTTCTCCTCAAGGGCGCGACGGCGCTCTTTCAAGGCGGCCTCGGCCCGCTCTCGGTTCGGTCCCAGGGCATTCGCGCCGGTCTGGGTAAGCGCGCCTGACTGCGGGTCGTAGAGGACTTCGCGCTGGTAGTCGATGTACTCGTTCAGCCCTTTGCGGGCGTCCGCGTCGGCGACGAGGTTCTCCTTGAACTGCTTCGCCTGGGCCATGCGCATGACGCCTTCACCCAGTCCCTGAACAGCGTCACCGACCTGCGCGCCGAAAGCGGCTCCACTGGCCCGCGCCGTGAGATCGGTGCGGTTGCGGCCCACGAGCCTGACTTGCTGTTCATAGACTGGAAGCCTCATGCCCTTTGCCCCGCCCTGTACTTATAGACCTCGACCCCGCCCGACAGCACGTTGCCGACGCCCGAGATGATCCCGGCGCGCTTGGCGTTCTTCGCTTCCATGCGGCTGAGCCCTGCGCCTGCACGGTAGCTCCAGGCCTCCCGCTCGAAGTCCTCCGCCTCACGGTTGGCGTTTTCCCGGATCGTCAGCGCGTCGAGCTCGGCCTGGGTCGCCGAAGAGATGATCGCGTCGAGTGGTGAACCGTACGCCAGGTCGATCCCGGCCGCGCCGAAGCGAGCTTCCTGCCCCTTGCGCACCAGCGTGCCCTCACGCCGAACCCGGCTCTCCTCCTCGGCGCCGCGTTCAAGTGCGTCTTTCGCTCGTTCGTCGGCGAAGATCGCATTCTGCATCTGTATCTGGGCGTTGTAGTTCGCCGCCGCAGCGTTGGCGTTTCCGGCCATGACGGCGCCGACCCCGCTGAGCAGGGTCGAGCCGATCATCAAGGCTTGAACTCCGCACATCTCAGGACCTCCGCATGTAAAATAGTGCCATCTCTGCACCATACTCGTTTTGCCTCGGCTCTGCAAATGCGAACCCAGTGTGCTTGAGGAACTGCACGGCAGGAATGTTCCCGACCCAGACCTCGTTCAGCAGGATCGGAAACTCTTCGAGCCATTTCTGGCAAACGGGCCGCGCCCACTTCACCAACTCGCGACTGTGCTTGGGGACATCATCGGTGCCGAGCATCCACGGGATCGCCTCGCCGAGCATGTAGTTCGGAGTGATCCCGAACATGGCGATCGGCAGGAAGTCCTCGAACGCCGTCAGCGCGCGGCCATCTGACAGCGCAAGAGCATTCCGCAAAGCGCGTGCCGGGTCCGGCTCGCCCGTCAGCCGCAGCTCCTCGACGTCGAGACGCCGCAGCAACGGCGCGAGGTATCGGCAGTCCTGCTCGGTAGCCGGTGCGAAGCGGATCATGTGTCGCTGACCTCCCAGTCCGGCGCGATGCCGGTCACCGTCATCGGCAGCGGGTAGACCTGCCGAACCGTGATCCTCGCATCCGTGACCCAATCACCGTCGACGGTGGCGCGCAAGGTGGCCGTCTCGAGCGGGATCGGCTCCTCGCCCGTGAACTGCTTGATCTCCTCGAGATCGCCACCCTCCCGCCCGACCGCGAGGCCGCGGGTGTCCTCGACCTGCAGGAAGACCTCGGCCGTGGACTTCAGCCGGCCGACGACGCTGCCGTCTTGCGGGCTGCTGAAGTCGATCGCCAAGGTCGTGAACTCGGCCGTGTATGCAAGCCCGACATGCGCCATGATCGACGGCGCCTGGAGATCGACCCGGCCCTGCGCCGTCACGACGACGTCATCGAGCACCGAGCCATCGGCCAGCACTGACACCGCCGAACCTCGCAGGTGCAGGAAACCGCGCACTACCTGCTGCGCGGCGCCTTGGTAGGTGTCGCCTGCGTCCACGAAGTAGGCTTTCTTGACGTCGCCGGCGAAGTCCCGGTTGTCGAGAGCCTCGACCCACGTGACGGTCTGGCCGTACAGCGTACGCGAGACAACGAAATAGACCTCGTCGAAGCGACCGGACGGAAGAACCTCGACCTGGTGGACGAACACGTCGGTCCCGCCCAACTGGTGCCGCGTCCAGCCCCAGACCTCGTGCTCGACGGCGTAGGTCAGGCTGTACAGCTCCCCGAGATTGGTGGTGACCCAGACCACGCTGTCAGGCGCCTGGGCGTAGGCCCACGACGTGATGGTGCGGCCCTTGAACAGGTGCCGGGCGAGCAGCGTCAGATCGGCGCTCTCCTGGTCCGTGCGCTGCGGAACATACTCGCGAGCCGTGCTACCGTCGCGCTGCACGTGCAGGATGGCCTCGCCGATCAGCAACGGCTTCGGGAACTCGGCCGAGCCGCGGTAGGTGGTCGTCTTAAGGACCAGGTTCGTCGGAGTGAGATACCCCTTGTCATCGCCGCCGCGCACATAACCCTCCGAGCCCTTGGTCAGGATGATCGGCTCGTCGAACGGGATGATGGCGACGATCTGGTTCTGGCGCTGGGCGCGGGCGCGGAACGAGATCGCGTCGCTGTCGCCAGGCGTCAAGGCGCGGTTGAAGTTCTGCGGGTTGACGCTGGATGACATCTCGACGGCCTGTGGCTGCAGGTTACTGGCCGCGAACGTCAGCCGCTGTTCGATGAACGTCACGACGCTCGGGTAGTTCCCGGCCCCGACGAAGGGGTCGCGCCCGCTCTGCGGGTTGTCGAGCGTGTCGGGGATGATGTTCTCGTCGACGAAGCTCAGCGCCTCGGTGATCCCGATGTAGCCGAAGATGCCGTTGAAGTCCTTGTAGACCTTGTAGCTCGACGCCCCGGATACGGCCGCCCAGCTGAACGTGTTCCTGTTGCCGGCCGTCGTCAGGTTGTTATTCACCGTCGCCTCCGCCGACGGCAAGCTCTCCTCGCGGGTCTCGGCCGAGATCGCGGCGACCTTGTACTTGTAGGTGATCGTGCCGGTCCCGACAGTGGCCGCCGCGGACGGGCTCCCGGGGGCGGCGATGGTTGGCGCGGCCGCGAACGTGCTGAAGACCCAGTTGTCCGCTGCGTTGACCTTCAGCTTGCGCGGTGCGTAGAGCGGGTGCGCGATGTACAGGGTCTCGAGGTCCTGCGCGTAGGTGAGCTTGGCGAGGTCTGCTGCCGCGTACGGGGAAACCGTTTCGTAGACCTCGTACAGTTGCGCGCCTCCGCCAACCGTTCCCCAGTCACCGGTGGTCGTGTCGACGGTTACCCCGCCCACGATCTTGAAGGTGATCTCGGTGCCAGCGATGGCGGTGACCTCGAGGACCTGGCCGTGGAACACCGAGGTGCCGTTTGGGTCGAGGAAGTAGACCAGCCGGCCAACCGTGAAAGTCGCCGCGTCGGGCGCCGACAGCACCAGCTTGGCCGGGTTGGCCGCCGAAATTGAGGTGACCGTCTTGGGTGTCACGAGGCTGTTGAGCACGTAGCCCTGATCGAAGATGACCCGCAGCTTCAGGTTGCTGAACTCGAGCATGAACCGCGAGGTGTCGCTCAGGTCGAAGGGCACCAGCCGCTGCTTTCCGTTCGCGTGCGAGGTGTCGTAGCCAGTCACCGCGCGTGTCCCCGCGCGGTTGAACAGCCCGCCTTCCGGGCGGACTAAGAGGTTCAGCGCGTCCTTGACGCCGGTCTGATACTTGCCGATATCGGACCGGCTGTACATGCTGGGGCCGATGATGCCCGCGTTGAAGCTGCCCTGGAATGCGCGCATCAATCCCCCCAGTAGGTCGAGCCGTCGACGCCTCGACCATCCCCGCGCGAGCTGTTCGCTCCGCGCGCCTCAAGATAGCCGGACGGGTAGCTCCAGTAGGTGACTTCCTGCCCGGCGTCGTACTCGACGGCCGCAGCGAACTGGGTCGTGAACAGGCCGTTCGCGTCGATGAAGACCTGGCGCTTGCGGGTCAGTGGCATGGCGAGAGTGCGGGCCAGATAGAAGGCGACGGCCTCGGTGAAGCTCATCGGCCAGCTGGCGATGTCCGTGTTCTTGAACGTGTACTGCAGCTTCGCCGTGGGCTCGTTCGTGTAGAGCGAGCCGTTCGCGATCGCGTAGTCAATCGGAGGCATGTTCGGAATGTCGATCTCCGGCACCAGTCGGCGAGCACGCGCCATGTCGTTGGGGAGCGTGTATTTGCGCTCGTAGCGCTCTGTCCAGTCCGTGTTCGTGACTTCGGCCAGCGCCGCGATCTTGCGGGCAAACGTCCAATCCGACATCGACAGGACGGCCTCGATCACTCCGTCGATCCGACGGTTGGCAGCGCGGGCCGCGGTGCTGTTCTCGGTCAAGCTGGCGATCTGATCCAGCCCGAGCACATCCACCAATGCCATGTTGGCAAGTTCAACCTTGGAAACCATGTGCTCCTCGCTGCGTCAGAGAGCGGGGGCGCCGAAGCGCCCCCGTCATTCGCTTCACTGGGCCGCGGTGCGCCGGACCCGCTGGACCGGTGCGGCCGCCTGCGGCGGCTCCGCGGGCGCCTCTTCCTCGGGCGCCGCTTCCTCGACCTCGGGTGCGCTGTCTTGGACAGGTCCCAGAGCCTCGGCCAGTTTCGCCTCGAGTTCCGCGATCTTGGCGTCGCGTTCGACGATCTCGGCCTTGGCATCCGCCAGGTCCTTGAGCGCCGTTTCGAGGGCGGCGTTTGCGCCGCCCGCGGCGAGGGCTTCCTGTCGCGCGGCGCGCTTCAGGTCTGCAGCAGGCGCCTTCGCCTGCCGCGTGTCGCCCTTGTCCATCCAGCGCGTGCTGAAATGGCTGGGCGCGATCTCGAAGACGTCCCCGGGTTCACGGTACGAACCGTAGAACCCGGAGTGCTTCGCAGTCACGAGGATCAGCTCAGACTTGCTCATACGTCGCGCTCCTCGTTCCCGAACACGAGGCCAGCGGTGATCCTGCCCAAGGTGGGCGCGGCGCCGGTGACGGTGTAGTGCAGGCGCATGTAGCGCCTGTTGATGCCGCGGGGCAGCTGCTCGGGCAGGATCACCGCGCCGGCCCTCAGGCCGGCCAGCGGGATGACCATGTCCATCACGGTAACCGCGGTGCCGAAGCCCACGGCGTCGTCAACCTGGACCGCCACGGTCAGCGAGGTCAGGTTGTTGAAGGCCTCGACGACCTGGATGCGCAGGTCGGGCTTGCGGCCCTTGCCCATGTCCCGGGTGATCGCGTTCTTCGCGTGCTTCGGCGTCTGCGGTGCGTCGAAGTCAATGACGTCCGTCGAAGGCGCGGTAGCGGTGATCGCCTGCGCATCCGAGAACATGTTCTGTCGATCGAAAATCATGGTGTTCTCCCATCTTCGTACGTGGAAGCCAGCGGTTACCCGCTGGCTTGGTTGCTCAGGATCAGAAGCCGGTGACGGCCGCCTCGGTCTCGAGGATCGCGTCCATCCGCTTGATCGGGATGCCCGCGAACGTCGGGATTTTCCGACCGGCGAACTCTTCCAGCGTCAGCTGGACGTTCGCCTTGTTCATCGCCTGCTTGTGCATGAACTTGGCGATCGTGCGCGAGCAGTAGATGACCAGGTTGCCGCCGGCCATGTTCGGGTTGTCGAGGCGGTACAGGGCCTCGATGAACAGGTCGATCAGGTCCGCGCCGGTCGCTGCGTTCTTCGTCAGGTTGCTGACGTCGATGTTGCAGATGCGGACGTTCTGGCGCCAGTCGCGGACCGAGAGACCGACGTCCATGCCGAACTTCTCGCGGTACACGTCGTAGAGCGAACCGTCGGTCAGCTCCTTCGTGTCCTTGCCCTTGTCTTCGCGCTGGATGCCCAGCGGCGACCCTTCGGGGTACAGCAGGTGCGTGGCCTGCTCGCCCCAGGTGATGAACCACACCGAGGTGTTGTCCGCGCCGACGCCGCCGCCGTTGATCAGCTGGTTGCCGTTGTCAGCGTTCGGGTCCGAGTAGCGCGCCGTCATGCCGGTGAACTTCTCGGGCGCCGTCGCGGTGTCGCCGTAGACGACCTGCTTCGCCAGTTCGTGGCCGATCCCCATGATGTGGGCTTTCGCCTCGTTCATGCGGAACTTGGCCGGGTTCTTGGCCTTCTCGACGAGCTTGGCGTCGATCTCGGACCAGTCCTCCATGTACCCGGTCGCGTCGCGGACCTGGGTCGTGGTGCCCTTGGTGGGCTGGACGCCCTGATAGAGCTTCCGCCAGGTCGGCGTGGGCAGGCCTGCGCGAATGGTGGTGAGGTGCGTGTTGCCCTCGTTGCACTCGACGGTCGGGGCATCGCCCAGCATGTCGTTCTGTTGCGCCATGATCTCGATGATGTCCGCGATCTGGTCGTCCTTGTCCTGCTGCTTGCGCAGGTCGGCCAAGGTGAGGTAAGAATTACCGATCGTTGCCATAGGATACCCCTTTACTTCTTCTTGGTGGTGGACGTTGTCTTCCCGTACCACCGGCTCTCCGGCGGGACTTTGGTCGTGTCGACATGCTCACCCTTGTCGAGTGTGTCGTCGGCGGTGTGGAGAGCGACCCGCTTCATGAAGCGGATCATCTCCGGGTGGTTTGCCATCCCATGCTCGCGCAGGGCGGCAGTCAGTCCAGGGGTTCCGAACTTCTGCAGCGCGGCGTTGGACTGCTTGACCGTCTCGGTCCAGCCGTTCCCGCCGATCTCCTCGTCCTTCTTCGCGGCCTCGAGGTAGGCCTTCTGGCCTGCCACGTAGTTGTCGACGATCGCGTTGGCCTCGGCACTGCGCACTTCGGCCATCAGCCCGGCCAGCTTGTTGGCCTGGCCGCGAGTGAGACCCAGCTCGCGAAGCACCGGCTGCGCTTTCTCGGCGAGCGTGGTGTCGACCTCCATCCCCTCGGGCAGCGCGAACTCGTACGCCTCTTCCTCGCCGGGAACCGCGTTCAGCTTGGCCTCGGCTTCGGCTGCGGCCTTCTGTTCGTCGGTCTGCTCCTCCTGCTTGTCAGCCGGTGCGTCCGCCGGCTTGTCCGCCGGCTTGTCCGCGGGAGCATCGGCCGGTTTGCCGTCTGGCTTGCCCGCAGGTGCATCAGCGCCCAGGACCTGTTCGACATCGCCGCCGGTGTCGTCACCGCCGCCGGTCTCATCCTCGGGTGCTCGCAAGAGCAGGAGCTTATCCTTCCAATTCATCGGGGTCCCCCATCATGTTTGCCGCTTCGCGCACCGCGTCGTCGGCAGCTTCTCTCGTCAGCATCGCGAACATCCGGGGGTCGACGTCCGTGACCATCGCGACGATCAGGAGACCGAAGTCCCGTTTCGCCGCAGTGTAGAGCAACGCCTGCGGGTCCAACCCTTGCGGGGAAAACTCATAGAGCCCTGCTTCCGTCAGAAGGCGGCGGACGAACCGTCGGCCTTCCGTCGTACGGAGCACGGCGTCGAGATCATCCCGATCCTGCCCAGTACGCGCCGCAACTGTACCATCACTCGCTGCCATACTTCAACCCCCTTAAATACCGGGCGCGGCGCCGATCCGCCGGAGGATGTCTCCGGGGCTCGGACCGCGTGGACTGTCGGCCTCGGCCAGTACCTTGGCGGCTTGCGCGCCTTGGTTGATCGCCGGGGCCATCGTCGCCATCGTCTCGAGCTGCTGCTGCCGCTCGAGCTGGGCCTGCCGCGCCTGGCGCAGCTCAGCCACCTTCTCGTCCGGCAGGACGACGCCGTTCGAGACGCCGATCATGTCGCTGTACTCGTCGATCGACTGGTCAGCGTCGAGCTTGTCGAGGACATCCGGCTTCACGGCCGAGATGTTGCCCGCGAAGGCCCACAGACGCTCGAGGCCGCCCGTCTCGACGGCGCGCTGGGCCTGGGCCAGCATCGAAGTGTACTCAATCTCGATGTCCACGTCCTTGAGCTCGTCCGGTACGGGCGGCAGGCGGCCCGTCTCGACGGCGTAGACGAACACGTTCTCAAGCAGCGGGTTCAGCTTCTCGTACTCCTGCCGCTCGACAGTCGGGCCGAGAGCCAGGAGTTTCTCCTCCGAGCGCTCGTCGATCTCGCGGGCGGTGATCTGCCGCCGATCGAGGTTGGAGATCATCATGAACAGGTCTGCGTACATGGCCGACCAGATGCGCTCGCGGGTCTCGTTGATGTCCATGCCCAGGGCTTGGAACTCGGGGTTCACCTGGAACGCCGGGACGAGGCCCTTCGCCGGGTCGGACATGAAGTTGACCGCGCCCGGCAGCATGGAGAAGCTCGAGTTGCGCAGGTCGGTGTGGGCGTTCATGGTCGGGCGGTTCGCCCGGCGCAGCATCTCGGCGTACTCGCGGCGCTTGGACATCAGCTCGCGGATGTCGGGCGACGCGTCCATGCCCGGGCTGACCCCGTAGACGCTCTCGCCCATGACCTCCCAGCGCGACGCCGAGATCGGGTTGCGGTCAAAACCACTGACGCCGAGCAGGCGTCCGGTCTTCTGGTGATGCTCCGTGCCGGCGGCATCGCAGAGCCAGTAGACGGACGCGACGGGTTTATCCTTCGGTGCGAGGCCATACATCCCCTCGTGCCGCGGTGTGACCATGTGGGAGATCGACAGCGCGCTGCCGATGTCACCGTCGTCGAAGAGCTTCTTGATCCGCTCAGGCACGACGGTCCAGTCCGGCTTACCGTAGCGCTCGCCCTTGTAGACGAACTTGCCGACGACCTGGTTCACGGTCGTTGCGTACTCGCGATACAGCGTGTCGATCTCGTTCTGCCCGGAGGCGCCCAGCCAGTACGATCCTGGCACCAGCTGCATCCCGGTCAGCGGGCGCATGGGATCGAGCGAGAGCAGCGCGCACTCGGTGCCATAGGTGCCGAGGTCCCCATACCCGGTGTGCAGCATGTTGTAGAGCCCGGAGCTCGCAAGCAGGCTGCGCGCCTCCCGGGTCGCCGCGTCGAAGTAGTCCCGCACGGCGGGGCGCTGGTTCAGCGCGGTATCGCCGGTCTTCAGCCGGAACCACGGCCGCGCCCTGTTGCTCAGGCCGGACTGCATCCCGGATTGCAGGATGCGCAGGGCCTGGCGCGGCGTGCTGTCGAGCATCTTGCGGTTGAGGTTGCCGACCTTGCCCTCTTGCGCCCGCTCGCGGTGCGCCGGGTCTCGGTTGAACAGCCCACGGGTCGGGAGGATCAGCTCGCTGAGTTCGACGAAGTCAGGGTCCCACTTCTGCCGGTGCTCCTTCATGCTGAGCGCGATGCGGTTCGCCCGCTTGTACTCGTCCATCTGCATGTCAGCCTCCAAGCACTGTGGTCATGCCCCCGAGCTTGGCCGTCAGGACGGGCAGCGCGAATTGCGGGACCTGGTTTCGGCCGCCGTAGGCTGCGCCGATGCGCTGACTCGCGGCGGCGGCCGCCCCTGCCCGCTGCGGTGCCTGGTTCGCCGCGCGGGGCGGAGGCATGGCCGGCATGGGTGGGACCTTGGGCTTGCACATTCGTTTATCCCCCGTACGGATCAAAAACTTCGCCGCCGGTGAGGGCAGCATTCTGTTCGCGCCGACGGGGGTCGTGCGGCTGATGTACCTTTCTCTCAACATGCGCTGCGAAAGTCAAGGCCAACGCGTCCGCCCGGTTCGGTGACGGCAGGTTCTTCTTCTTCATCTCCTCTTTCGAAAGGAGCTGGGTGCGTCCGTTCCGGTCGCCTGGCTTGGTCTCAACCCCGATCAAGTCTTCGTAGAGCTTCTGGTCCTGGGGGATCGACCCGCCCGCTTTCAGCCAATCGCGCATCTCCTTCCATATGAACGCCCGCATGTTCAGGTAGCCTGGGTCGGGGCTCTCGCCGGCGAACCATACCAGGCGCCAGTCCTTCCCGGACGTCTTGCCGTACGAGTAGATGCCCGTGCCATAGCCGCCGTCAATGAAGACCGCGTCGGCCTTGTGCTCGCGCTCGAGGTTGGCGAGGAGCGCCCCGACCTCCATGTCGTTGTCGTTCTTCGGCAGCACGCGCAGCACCTCGGACACGAGGCCCTGGCGCTTCACGATCACCAGATCGTCGTCGCCCGTCCACGCCGGGTCGACGCCGAGGATCACCGGTGCGAACTTGTACGACGCCTCAGGGTAGTGGCGACCGAAGGCCTTGTCGACATCCAGCGTCGAGATGAACTGCATCGTGCCGGCCGACGGGAACTGGCCCATGACCCGGACCTTTGCGACGTCGCTGTGCTCCCCATACGCGTCGATGATGTGCTGCAGCGCAGCCTTGTTGGTGCCCTCGACCGTGCGGCTGTCGATGTTGCGGGTGACCCAGCGCTTACGATTTTTCCTGAAGCACTCACGGAACGGGCCGGTGTTCAGCGTGGGGTTCCCGAAGGCGATGTGGATCAGGACCGTGTTCTCGTCGGTCATGGCGCCCTCGGCCACGCGGAAGATTTCCTCAGGTATGCCCGACGCCTCGTCCATGATCAGCAGGACGATGCGGCCCAGGGCGTGCAGGCCAGCGAAAGCCTCGGTGTTGGTCTCGGACCATGTCACGAAGTCGGCGCGATGCTGCTCCGGTCGGGACTTCATCTTGATCGACATCGTCGAGACTTCGAACAGGTCGCTGAAAAGCGAGGTGTTGACCCACTGGCCGACCTCTGGGCTGGTTTTCGTTACCAGCTGCTGCTCGGTGTTCGCGGTGATCACGATGCGCGGATCGCGGAAGCATGTCAGTGCCCATGTGGTGAGCATCCCGATCTCGGCCGACTTCCCGATGCCGTGACCCGAGGCGACGGCGATGCGCAACGGCTGAAAGCGCGTCTCCGGGTTAATCAGGTGCTGGGCGATCACGTCGAGGATGTCGGCTTGCCAGACGCGGATGTCCTGGCCCTTGAGCTTTCCCTTCCCCCACTGCCACGATCGCTCAGCGAAAAGCAGAGGATCATACCGACCCTCTGCTGCGATCTTGATCTTGATCTGCTTGAACTCTTCGGGGCTCATGCATCCTTCCGCTGGGAGGCCAGGTAGGCCTCGACCTGGTCGGCGAAGTCGCCGGTGACCTCGACCTTGGTCTTGTCCGACCAGCGCTCCGGGTCGCGGTTCTTCAGCCAGAAGATTGCGGCCGGGGTGTCGGGCGGCACGTAGACGTGCTTCACGCTCTCGGTGACCTGGGTCAGGCTGTCGCCCTCCTTGCCGCCACCCTCTCGCGTGGTCTTCGTGGTCTCGGTGAAATCGAAACCCTTCGCTTTCTTGAACAGAGCGCTCTCGATCTGCCGGTCGGCGGTGCGCCGCGCGTACGCGAAGGCCTCAGAAAAGCTCTTGTGCTTGCCGATCCATTCGTAGATTGTCTGCGCACTTACCTCGAGTACCTTCGCCACCTCGTTGACGGTGCACGCGCCCAGCGCGCCGCTATCCGCCGCGGCTTTCAGCGCTTCGTCCATCTCCGGTGTGTACTTGGTGGGTCGTCCTGTCTGTGCCATACCACCAGAGATAAACGAAAACGCCCGGCTGTTCAAGCCGGGCGTTCAAGTCAAGGCGCCGCGCTGTCAGCGGGTCTCGATCTCCCGAAGTGCCCCGTACGGGGAATACCTGGCCGGCTTGTGCGGGATCACGCGCTCCGCGCTCTCGACAACCTGGCCGAACACGAGGTTCTGCATCACGCCCAGCTGCCAGTCGAGGAGCTGGTAGTGAAGGCCGAGGTCGTGAACGCGCTGCCACGCGGCGATGCACTCCTCGACCCCGTAGGCCTCGATCTCGCCGCGCGCGATGCCGAGGGCGCGGCGCGGTTTCAGCGTAAACAGGCTCACGGCCATCACATGTCCCCCGCCAACAGAGTGAAGTACAGGCCGCTCGACGGGAAGAACGTCCATCCGGGTGCGCCGCTCGGGAGTTCGACGCCGACGGCGTGCCCGGTGCACCAGGTGTGGAAGCTCTTGGCCCAGTGGTCCGTGGCCGGAACGTAGGACAGTGTGGTCAGGACCATCGCGTCGAGGTCGTACTGGTAAACCTCGGTCTGCCCGCGCATGTACCGTTCGATGCGTCCGAAGACACGATCAAATGCGCCCTGCGACATGTGCCATTCGATGCGTCCGAAGATACGATCAAATGCGTCCTGCGACATGCAGTAGGCGACGTTCATCTTGCCCTCGTACGAGCCGATAACCTCTTCGAAATCATCGGCCGAGATCGTCTGGTCGGCGATCGACTGGCTGATGTTGCGGTGGAAGCGGGCGAGGTCGTGGGGGTCGCGGCGGTCGATCTCGAAGAGAACGATGCGGCGGGTGGTTTCAAGGTTGATGGCCATTTCAGGCGATCCTTCTGCAGTGCTCCGGGGTCCGCCCGGCCGGGTTGTCCAGGGAGAGCGGCAGGTTTCTGTCCTACACCGCTCTCCCCTTCTCAAGGCTTCTCGCTCGGACCTCCACAGTACCTCGCTTCTCGCCTTCCTCCTGTGTACACCGCCCCGTGGGGCGGTGTCAAGTACCTATCTTGTGGGTCGAACAAGGTGCAGCTCGACAATCTCCATACCTTCGGCGCGCCGGTCTACGACAGGCTGCGTGTGCCAGTGCTCGTCGCCATCTTCGCCGTTGAACCAGTCGGCAGCGGTGTGGGTCACGGTCGTGATCCCCTTCAGCCACCATGTCAGCGCAGTCTTCGCAGCGCCTTCAGAGGTGAAAAGCCTAGGTGCCCGGATGGCCGGATCGGCAGGCTCTTGGTAGGTGAAGCCCCTCCCGCCCGCACCGAGCGCAGGCGGGAGGTAGAAGCCCGTCGACTTGTGCAGGATCGCAAAGTACCTCATTCCTCGTCCTCCTCGTGGCCCTCAGGCAGCAGCCGCACGTCGCAGTCCTCGCAGAAGACCTTGATGCCGACCTTGCCCCAGACCTTCAGCTGGCACTCCGGGCAGGTGTGCTTGACCTTCGACAGGTCCTTCTTCTTTTCCTTCACCGGGGCGGCCAGGAGGTGCCAGTCGATGCCGTGCTCCTTCAGGAACTCCTCGACGAACACGCTGAAGTGCCCCTCGGGGTCGATGTAGTGTGAAACCTTCTTCCCGGTCTGGGCCCCGCCCTCGGCGCCCGTGGTCGACGGGATCAAGCCGACCTCGCGCATTTTCCAGGCCCACTCCTTGTTGTGATACCCGCCCTTGGCCGGCTTGCCATAGTAGTGCTGCCAGACGTGGGTCATCTCGTGCACCAGGGTCGACAAGACCACGGCCGGTTCCCGGGCCATCGTGATCCCGTTCATCATGATCTCGTCGATCGTTCCCTCGCCGGCCCGGGCGGCGACCATGTCGCCCCAGAAGTAGCCGTGCGCGGTGCGGCTGCGCTGGATCGTGATCAGACAGACCGGCAGCTCGTCATCGAAGAGCCGGCGGTTGAAGAAGGTGAAAGCGGCGTCGAGCATACCGTGCACCGACATCGTGGGGGTGACCTCGTTACGCATTTCAGTTCTCCTTCTGGGTGCAGAGGCCGGCCGAGATCATGTGCTCGGCGGCGCGGTGGTAGGAACCTTGCAGCTTCCAGACGGTGCCGCTGTCGATCAACGCCTGCATGGCCTCGACCTGGGTTTCCTCGTCGGCATCGCCGCCTTCCAAGACCATGATCGCGTCGAGGTCCGAGAGGAGCGGGCGGGGTTGGTACTGTCGCATCGGGGTCTCTCCTTGTTCACTGATTTTCACCGTACGACGAACAAGTACCTATGTCAACCCCCTACCACATCCGCCAGACGTTATACCCGTGCTGCGTCTTGCGCACGGAGAAGCCCCGTCTCAGCAGACGCCCCGTACGGGAGATGTACGGCCGCGAAGTGCGAGTGAAGATCGTGGCGGGGATATGGTACTTCTCCCCTACCTCGAGCGGGGTGAGCGCGTCCAGCATCGCTGTCGGCGTCAGATAGCCCTCTGGCATCTGGCGCGGCTGGGGCGGGGTGTCGTAGTCTTCCTGCATGGTGCCTCCTGGGTTCTATAACATGTGATTTGTAACATGCTCCGGGTTTCACCGCAAGATTGCCCGGGGTCAGTTTTGGGGTCAGGGTCAGTAAATTTTCGTCCCTAGCTCTATACAACATGGATATGGTTATTTGTTACATGTTATACCATATAATAAATAACAATATCCATACTCTACTCTCTCTTTTATATATTTACTGACCTTCTGACCCTGTAGTAAGTACCGCTTTGAAATCATTACATAAAAGTCGGGTCACTTTCGGGGTCATTTGCGTTTTGGGGTCAGTTTGAAACTGACCCCGGCACGCGCGTCAACAGGTACCTAGTACTCCTACCGGGTCAGTACCTTTCAAAATCCGCTCCCGATCGCTCGGGGTCAGTTTCATAAAGGCCGAAACTGACCCCGAGCGACAGGCTACGGAGGCCTTCACGTCGCTGTAGCCGACCTTGATCCGCCCCGGCAAAAGCTCCCATCCGACGCCCGCGGCGACCTCCCCATGGAGCCCGTTTATGTACTGACGGATCGCCGGACGCTTGGTCTCCATCCCCTGCACGCGCAGCTCGCCGAGCAGGAGCTTCTCGAGGTCATCGCGGCGGATGGCGATCTGCCCCGGCGGGATGCGCCCCAGCGCCGCCCTGAATATCTGGTCGACGTCACTCTCCCCTGCCTCGATCATGTGCGCCCGCCCGGCGAACCAGCGCGGCGCGTCCACCAGGTCGTCTGTCTGCCCGCTCTCCATGACCTCGGTCCCCCGCGATCGGTAGTAGGCCCGCAGGCTGTGCGTCAGCGCGTCGCCGGGCACGCCGCGCACGTACCACTGCCCGTAGAGCTCCTCCTTCATCTCCTCGGGCATCTTGCCGCCGTTGGTGATGATCGCGAACCGTCGGTCGTCCGGGGGCAGCGGCAGCGCGTCGTGCCGGTTGGTCGCCAGAAGGTAGGACGTGTACACCAGCGCCTCGTGCGGCCGCTGGAACTTCTCATCCAGGCGGACGTGGTTCTGGGCCGGATCGACGAGGTCCTTCAACCGCTCGTAGGCCTCGACCCGGTCGCTGTACCGGACCGAGAACTTGACCTCGTTCCCGAAGGCCCAGAGGGCTTTCTCCATCCACCCGTTGCGCTGGCTGGCGTCGAACAGGTGCGCGCTCGAGATGCGCGCCACGTAGTCCCCGAAGACGGCGCCCAGGGCGGCCATGAGCGTCGATCGCCCGGCGCCTTGCGTGCTGGCCGCGACCATCAGGACGCCGGCCCCACGGAAGCGCGGGTTGACGAACTTGTGCGCCACGAACCGCTCGAACCACTCCCGCTCGCGCTCGTCCGGGATCAGGTGTTCCATGAACCGGAGCCAGCACAGGATCGCGTCGTGGCTGATCCGCGCCGGGTCGACCTCAGGCTCTCGCCATGTGTTCAACCACCGTCGCCCGTTCTCGGCGTAGATGATGCTTTCCCCGGGGGTGAACCTGATCCCGGACACCTCGAGCCGTTTGCGCGACGCGGTCCACGCGGTCATCGGGTTGATCTTCTTGCGCCCGCCTTTCGGCCCCACCACGATCAGGGAGCGGTTGGTGTAACTGTCCATCCGCCGGGACGCGGCCAGCCCGATCTCCGGGCTGTCGTCGATGCGCCGGGTGACCTCCTCGGTCGTGTCGTAGACCATGCCGTACAGGAGCTCGTTGAACGCGTCCTCGAACCGCTCGGCCGCCGACTGCACGTCATCCTCCATCCACTGCGCGAGGTCACCCCCGGCGTCGATATAAGTCCGCTCGGCGATGCCGACCTCGGCGATCTCCGGCTCAGGCGCCTCGGCAGTGGCCTCGGCCGCGCTACCCCCGCCACCCAGGCCCAGCGACGCCAGCAGGCCGCCCAGCGATGCGGGGGCGACCGGTTTCGTGGCCTCGGCCCCGACGACTGGCGCGTGCGTCACCCAGTCGCCGAAGTCAAAGATGCGCAGCTCACCGTCGTCCGCCAGCGACACCCGGCAGCGCGTCGTGTTCGTCGCAGCCTTGTCGAGGAAGCTGAGCGCGCAGCGCGCGTTCCGGTCATTGTCTGCGTAGTCGACCATCGCGGCCACGCCCTCGCGGATCACGCCGTCGTCGCAGTCGAAGACCATGTCCTCTTCGATGTCGCGCACGAACTTTGCCGAGGCGCCGGCCTGGGGCCGATGCTCGACATAGCCAGCCCGCTGGAAGAGGGTGTCGCAGTCCTCCAGCCAGGCGCGCAGCGTCGCCATCGTGATCATCGGAAGGTCCTCGGCCGGGACCAGCGTGCCCGCGTCATCATAGGTGCGATGCACGACCCAGCCGTCGGGGCCGATCTTGTCCTCGACCGTGTGCGGGCCGCACCAGCCGATGAACCTGGACCGCCCACCGCCGAAGACCTCGACGTGCATCGGCTCGCCCGACGGGCTGACCCAGTGCTTGGTCGACATCACGGTCAGCGCTGCCTCACCCTTCGGCAGCTGCGCAAGGTAGAGCACCTTGGGCGCGCGGCCGATGCGCTGCGGGGCGTTGTCGAGATCAGGCCAGTGGTCCCAGAGCTTGTCGAGCATCTGCTCGACCAGGTTCGCGTCCATGACGTCGAGGTCGATCGCGATCTGCCGCCCCTCGAGCCGGATGCCGGACGAGCAGAGGTCGAGATTGCGCTTCCACTTCTCGACGACCGCCCGGTCAGGCGTGACGTGCGGCCAGCCCTCGAGCAGGCACAACTTGCCGCGGGCTGGAAGGGGAGTGTAGCCGAGAGAGAGCAGCCGCAACCGATCTTCGGTTGCCTGCTGCGCCGCGACCTTCCGGTCGATAGCTGTGGTCATGTCAAGTCCTTGTCCTTGATCTCGGTGAAATCAAGCCCCCAGGCTTACTGGGGGCTCGTGAAAGCGTACCAGAAGAAGATGCCCCAGAAGGCTCCCCAACCGTATCAGCTGTCGCCGCCAACCAGACCGACCATACATGCGATGAGCAGCCACATCAACGTCAACCTCCCGACTTCGGTTTTCGAGGATCGCCGTCAGGCAGCTGCCCGCGGCGCTCGTGTCGTATCTGGCCGTCGACGACAGGCTCCATCGTGCCGCCCTCGTCCGGGGCGGGAAGCGCGGCAAGGGCGGCGGTCAGGCCGCAGGAGCAGCCCCGATAATGCGGCGGCCTGTTGAACGTGCAGTTATCGTCATGGAAGGCATAACTGCGAAGCCGCCAATACAGCGCTTCCAGCGTCTTCTTCGGCACCCACGCCTCCGCGCCCATGTGCATTCGCGGCGTGGCCTTGTAGCGCGTGGTCAGGCCGCTTGTGTCGGCGCTGATGTAAAGCACCGGGGGCGTGTCGTCGGTCATTTGGGTAACTCCTCTTGATGGTGCGCGTAGCGAAGCTTGCGGTCCCAAGCCCGATCCTGATCATGCAGCGAACCTTCCGGGACTTTGTCCCGGCACAAGGCAGAAGCCACCGCGTAAAGGTCAGTCAGTTCTCGTCCAAGAAGCTGCCGGTTCGTCACCAACGGGTTGTTGGGGTGATAACTGTCATACCCATGCCGCAGGATTTTCCCCACGATCTGGATAACCTCTCCGCATTCTTCCGCCAGCATCGCAAGTCGCTCGGCTTCGGCTGGTGTCAACCTATTAAAATGATCGCTCATTCCCCGCCCTCCCGGCGCGCATCCGCCTGCACTTCGGCGAGGGCGGCGTTTACCAGCGCCTCGGCTTCATCAAGTGCGGGCCACGGGTAGGCTTTCCCGCTGTGCGCGCGGACGCAAGACGCAAAGCCAGTCTCCCCACAGACCGTATGGCGCAGGGCTTCCAGCGCCCCCACCAGCCGCGCCACCTGTGCTTCAAGCGCCGCGTTCGCAGCGGCCAGACGGTCGCGCTCGGCTTCGGCCTTCTCGGCGCGCTCCACGAGATATGTGGTGCCGCCCACCAGACATGCGCGGCCAAGTGCAGCCTCGAACCTGTCCCGCTCCGCCCGCAGCGCCTGCACGGCGGCGAGGCCGCCAGCGGGGGCAAGGGCGCGGATGGTGTTAATCACCCGCGCGAATAACTCGGGCTGTTCCGTGCGCCCATGCTCATCTTCGGGCCAGTCAGCCTTTTCTGAAACTGCCAGACACGCCCGCTCCACCACCTTCGCCTGCGCGGCCTTGGCGTCGGCAAGCTGGGCGTGAAGGGCGATCACGGTGCGGGCGAGGTCGGGGGCGGCGGCGATGAGGTGGGATGTCGCCTTGATTTCGGCGTCCGCATCGTCTCGGTATCCGAGGTCATGCCCCATGATATACCGACCAGAAGCGGAGCTGATTTCGACATCCGTCTCCCACTCATCACCATTGGGGTTCGATCCGGTTAGGATTTCCACGCGCCACGGCCCCGGCGTCGTGCCGTCCAGCAGCGCCTTCACGGCCTCGTCGGTCAGTTGATCGGTCATGCTACGGCCCCTCCTCCAGGCCGGTGCCCGTTGGGGCTCTTCATCACAGCGAGTGTGTCGGCCCGGGGCCAGAGCACGATCGGCAGGTTCATGTAGCTGATCGGGGCCGACGCCGAGACGCCGCCCGGGATCGACACCGCGTTCTCGAGCGTCCGCCAGTCCTCTTTGGAAAGGTAGCGGTTCAGGGTGTTCGCGACCTTCTCGCGCTTCTCTATCGAAGAGAGGCCGAGTTCCTCGTACGCGCCAGAACCGGCGATGAACCGGATGAACGCGGCGAAGTGGTGCTTCGGCCGAGGGTTGATCCAGCCGACGAAGTAGATCACGTCGGCCGGGGCGGACAGGGCGGGGTGCGTCAAAGGCTTGCTCATCCGGCCGCTCCCTCCACGCTCTCCCCGCCTTCGGCCGGCGCTTTCGTCAGCAGTTTCTGGATCAGCGGCGCCGTCGCCATGAACGCGACCGCCTTGAAGTCCTCGCTCGCCGAGGTCTTCATGCGCCGCCGGACGCCGTAGAACAGGTTGGCGTCATCTGCGACGGTGCGCCCCAACATCAGCGCCGCCATGCGCAGGGCGGTGACGCGCAGCTCGTCGCCCATGCTCAGGTTGTTGGCGAAGTCGATACCGTTGACGCGCTGCTCGGCCTGCACGATGCGGACGTCGCCTCGGTTGGCGAGCTCCTCGAGCAGGTCTACGGACGGGATTTCAGAGAGGGGGTTCATGTCATGCTCCTCAGCTTCTTGATGAACTCGATCTGGTCTTCGACGCGACCCCGGCAGCGGGCGATCTTCAGCCCGTCGATCAGGTTGCGCACGCCGATCTGGTGGATGTAGACCGGCTTGGTCTGGCCGGGTCGGTGGATGCGCTTGACGAGCTGGGCATACTCCTCGCCCGACCAGGTGGGGTTGTAGAAAAACATGCGGCGCCCGCCGAACTGTAGTTCGATGCCGTGCCCGGCGCTCAGAGGGTGCAACGCCAGGTACTTTAACTTCCCTTCGTTCCACTTGTCAATGAGCCTCTGGCCTTCCTTCTGCGAGACGCCGCCACCCAGGTATGGCATCGGCTCCCGAAGGCCGAGAGCATGGTTGATCGCCTCGAGGTCGTGCCGGAACCGGTAGACGATCAGGCTGTGCTCGCCGCAGTCTTCGAGATAGTCCTGCAGCGCCGCGCCCTTCGGCGTAGTCTGGAACCGCCCTTTACCGTGGCTCGTAGCGCCGAGGAACATCTCGACCACGTCGCGCTGGTCGTTGTAGATGAACCCCTGGGCGACCTGTTCGAGCTTGCCCGACGCCGCCGCCCGGGTCAGCGCCACGACGTAATCCTCGTCGGTCAGCTCGCGGCCCTGCTCGTCCGCGTCGTTCTCGATCTCGAGGATCAGCTTCTTCAGCATCTCGTTGTTGGCTTCCTGCTGCCGCGGTGTCGGGTCGACCCATAGGTCGAAGTCCGGCCCCTCGTTCAGAGCCGGGATGCCGGAGCTGTGATCATCCGGCACGCGCATCAGGAACTCGTTGGCGGTGCGGTCCAGGGCCTCGGCGGCGAAGGTGTGGATGCCCCAGTCGTAGCCGTTGTGATCCTTCATGTAGAACCGCATCTTGCGCCAGGTGTCGAAGTCCTCCTCACCCCAGACGCGACCGCCGGTCAGCACCTTCAGGGTCATGTAGAGGTCCTCATAGCCATCGGGCTGAGGGGTGCCGGTCAGGCCCCAGATCGCGTCGAAGTCGTTGATGATCTCGAGGAGCTTCTTGGCGCGCTTGCTGCGCGGGTTGCGCAGCCGGCTGATCTCGTCGATCGCTAGGATCGTTTTCCCGGTAGCCTTCTTGATATGGGGCCACTTGTCGACGAACCAGGGGATCAGGTCGTGCGAGAGAACCAGTACGTGCGCCGCGCCGGTAGTGGACTGACGAAGGCGATCGGCTGGCGAGCCGTTCAGGGTCACGACGACCAGACCTTGGAGGTGCCCCCACTTCTCGACTTCGCGCGACCATACCTCGACGACGCGCGGCGGCGCCAGCACGATCATCGTGTCCGCCTGCCCGGCCTCATCCAGGTCCTGAAACGCCGTCAGGGTCGACACGGTCTTGCCGCCGCCCATACCGAGAACGGCGCCAAGTTCCATGCTCTGCTTCATCTCCTCGATCAGCGCCACCTGGGCCGGGCGCAGGTCCGCCCTGCTTCTGATCGTATGCTCGGAAGAAGTCATCAATCTGTTCCTTCGTACGGAGAACACGGGCGTCATGCCCAAGTCGGGTCAGGAACTTCTGCCACCAAACCTGCAGCGTGTCAAGTACTCCACCCTTTGGCCGTTTCGTTTCGACGAAGACCAAGGCCCCGGGCAGGATCACCAGGCGATCGGGGATACCCTTGGCGCCGGACGGGTTCAGCTTCACGGCGCGACCACCGCGACGCTTCGTTTCATCGAACAAGTACTTTTCGATTGACGCTTCCAGAACCATGTGAGATACGTACTCCACTTCACCCGTTAACACAACCGAAAGGAACCACTGATGAAGAAACTCCTGATGCTCTCGACGGCCGCCATCGTGCTGATCGCCGGTGCCGCCACTGCTGAGACTGAACGGCCGCGCGGCTGGAAACTGAACCTGGAGATGTTCGAGTGCGACCCCGACGCGTACACCGCGGTTCGTGGCGCCTCGGGCGACGTGCTCTACTGGTCCAACCCGACCTGCGTGTTCCCGGAAGGCTCTGATCCGGTCCCGGCACCCGTTGACCCGATCGACCCCGTTGACCCGATCGACCCCGTTGACCCGATCGACCCCGTTGACCCGATCGACCCCGTTGACCCGATCGACCC